CTGGCAATTACGATAAAGTTTCTTCTGTGAGTGGAAATTTTATTACAGATATTTCAGTTCAGCCATACATACGTTCCCAGAATTTAATTCTGAGAGCAAAAGGTATGAAGATTAATACACAAGTATCGGTGTATTTCGATGGAACAAAAGTTAATGACTATATTGTATATCCTAACATTGTGGAATTAACAAACGTTACTGGTGTATTTGAAGAAGGTGATGTTGTAGGTTACATATCGTCTGGCAATTTTGTTCCAACAGCAAGGGTTGTTTCTGTAAGTAAATTATCGTCTAATAAAGTAAGATTGTACTTATCTTCCGATAATAAATCACAGTCTGCATATTCACCTTCTTCTACATTAATAGCAGGTAAGTTTAATATCTCCGGACAATACACGGGAACACCTTCGGGTAGTGGAACCTATTCGAGCGCCGCATCGTTTCAAATTTCGTTGAGCGGTGAAGTTCAATCAGCAGGATCAGGTTCAAGTTCTACGCTTCCTGGTGGCGGCACTTATGTAACTGGTGCAAATACGGTTACACTTTCTGCCATGTCTTCGAGTGCGGATGATTTCTATAATGGTTCAACCATAACTTTTAACACACTCAACCAAAGACAAATTACTAAAACTGGTTATACAACAGTTAGAAGAGGCTGGCGTAGAAGAAGAGTGACAATATCATATGAGTACATTGAATATGAAACATTCAATGAAACATTTTCTGCTACAATAAGTGATTATGTTGGGTCCACAAAAGTTGCTACACTTTCGAATGTGGTTAATTTGTCCTTTGGTAATAATGCTTCGTCACCTGGAGGACAGTCAACTCGAATAGTAAGTAATTATTCTATAAAAGGTACAACATTCTTGATGACACAATCAACGTCATCTCAAAAAGTTCCTAATCTTTCCACTGATGAACAAGGTAGCTTTACTGCATTGTTACAGTTGCCTGGTGGAACGTTTAGAACCGGTGATAAAATAATTAGAATTGATAATAGAGCAACAGATACTACTCCAAGTTCTGCTACCACTTTTGCTCAAGGTATTTTTACTGCATCATCCATTTCAACAAAGAGTACTTCACTCAACTTTGGTGGAACAATACAAGCTGCCGCAAAAAGCACCGTGTTTACTGCTACAGAAAGGGTATCAAATCAACTAATCAATACGACCACGTTTACGGTTGATCCGATAGCACAAACATTTATTATCGATCAAGCAACTTATCCAAATGGTGCGTTCATTAAATCGATCAAACTATTCTTCAGAACTAAACCTACAGGAACATCTGCTGTACCTGTAAAATTGTTTATAACTGACACACTCAACGGTTATCCGAACGGACAAGTTCTTGATGGTAGTCTTGTTACAAAAACTGCTCAAGAAATTAATGTTTCAGTTAATCCACAATATTTAAATAGTTCAACATTTACTGAATTTGAATTTGAGGCACCTGTTTTTATACGCTCTGGAAATTTATTTGCATTTATTTTACAGACAACATCAGCAGATTATACAGTTTGGGCTGCCGCTCAAAACTCAATTGCTATACCATCTTCAGTTAAAAATTTACCTTCTGATCCAGAACCATCCGTAATTACAAAAATTGGTGGTTCACCATATATCGGAGCACTATTCGAATCACAGAACGGTATAACTTGGACCGCAGATCAAACAAAGAATCTGATGTTCACTATCGATAACTGTATATTCGATACGGCAGCCGCACCAACAGTGCAATATGTTGTACCTAAGAAGATACCCCTTCGTAAAAAAATGTTTAATGATTTGGAATATATTAGTAACGCAAACACAGCCTCTAACATAGACGGAACACTATACGCTGAAGATGTAATTGTTGATGCGTTTAACGTTACAACAACTGATTTTATACCAACAAACACCAATCTTTCTTACACATACACACCGTCTTTGTATTCTAATTACACTGCTGATTCAACTAAAGATATTCAGCCTGGTAAGTTTGGTACAACAATGCAGGACCACATCTATCTTGATGATGGAAATGGTCCAAGAGTGCTTGACGCAAACTCGAATAGTTCTTTCGTTGTTACGGCAAGATTGTCTTCAAGTGATAAGTATGTTTCTCCGGTTTTATCCGATGATGGACTTTCTGTATATGCGATTAAGTATTCCATTTCAAATATGGAAATAGCAAACACAGATGTGCGTGTGACAAGTGGTAATACGGCAAATATAACTGCTGTATATACATCCACACCACCTTCAGTAACAATTTCCGCACCCACTGCGTTGGGAGGTCAACAAGCATTTGCAACAGCAAACTTGGTGTCAAACGGAACAGGTGGTTTTATTGTAGATAAAATCAATATCACCACTGGTGGATCTGGATACATAACAACTCCAACAGTAACTATAGCGGCAAACAGTGGTGCAATCTCAGCAACTGCTGTGGTTGAAGGTGAAACATCCAGTTCAGGTGGAAATGGTTTAGCGAAATACATAACCAAAAAAGTTGTGTTAACTCCAGGTAACGACTCTGGTGATATTCGTGTATATTATACAGCATATAAGCCTGTCGGCTCAAGCATAAATGTATATTATAAAATTCAAAATAGAAATGACACTGAAAAATTTGAAGACCAAAACTGGAAAATTATGACTGAAATAGAAGGCTCAAACTCATTCTCTTTGAGTAGAGATGACTTGAGGGAGTTTGTTCATGCTCCAGGAACAAACAATACACCTGATAATAAAATTTCTTACACAAGTACAAGTGGTTTAAATTATGACCAGTTTAGCCAATTTGCTATAAAGATAGTTTTGGCAACTTCTGATTCAACAAGAACACCTATACTGCATGATTTAAGAGTTCTCGCTCTACCTTCTGGTGTTTGATATGCTATTGCAAGTTAATGATACAAATTATTTGAGAGATACTACCTCTATGGCACTCATCAATAATGATAGAAGTGCTAAAGAGGAGTATTTAAACAAAACAAAAGTGATTAAGCGACAAAAAGAAGAAATAAATAACATAAAGACAGAAATCTCATCAATCAAAAATGATGTTAACGATATTAAAGATTTGCTGAAGCAATTAATAGGTAAAGGCGGAAATGGCTAATCAAATTACACCACTAAACTATGCCAACACATTTGGTGATTGGGTAACTACAACCAATAGGGTATTGGCGGAAACCAATGATATTGGTGCAAACAATTATACCAAAAATACCGGCACTTTCATTGTAAGTTCCGCCGGAACTGGTTTGCAAGTTGCGAATGATGCAATCGTTCAAGGTTCCTTTCAAGTTACTGGTACAGGTTCTTCTGCAACTATTCAAAATAACTTAACAGTTTCTCAAGGCACAATTTTTGCGGCAAATACAATAGGTCTTGGACTTAATGTTGCAGGTGTGGCGAACATTGCAAATCTACAAATTCTCGGTACAGGTCTAAACAATGCAGGTGGCCCTAGCCTTTATGTTGCAAATAATACTACCCTTAATGGTAACACAACACTTGCAAACAATTTAGTTGTTGGTGGTAATACAAGAGTTGCAAACTTAACATCCAACACTTGGATCATAACACCATTAGCACACACAACAACGACATTTGCCACAACACTTACAGCAAATGGTGCAATAAATGCCGCATTTGCTAACGTTGTTGGTCTATTAGATGCTGGTTCAGCCAGAATTGCCACAGTAATTGCCAACACAAGTTTGGTCGGTGGCACAATTACAGCCAATACACAGTTAAATACCAGCACAGCTAACATTGTTGGTTTACTTGATGCAGGCTCCGCTAGAATTGCCACGATAATTGCCAACACAAGTTTAGTTGGTGGTACTTTAACCGCCAACACCCAACTAAACGTTGGTTCAGCTAACGTAATCAACGGGATTGATGCAAGCACTGCTAGAATTGCGACAATCATAGCCAACACATCCTTGGTTGGTGGTACTCTAACTGCCAACACCCAACTAAACGTTGGTTCAGCTAACGTAATCAACGGGATTGATGCAAGCACTGCTAGAATTGGTATTCTTGTTGCCAACACATCTTTGGTTGGTGGTACTCTAACCGCCAACACCCAACTAAACGTTGGTTCAGCTAACGTAATCAACGGGATTGATGCTGGCTCTGCTAGAATTGCGACAATCATAGCCAACACATCCTTGGTTGGTGGTACTCTAACTGCCAACACAGTATTGTCTGGTGGTTCAGCCAATGTAATTAATGGTATTGATGCGGGTTCGGCTAGAATCAACACAATCATAGCCAATACATCCTTGGTTGGTGGCACTTTAACCGCCAACACCCAACTAAACGTTGGTTCAGCCAATGTAATTAATGGTATTGATGCGGGTTCGGCTAGAATTGGTATTCTTGTTGCTAATACATCTTTGGTTGGTGGTACTTTAACGGCTAATACTGTATTGTCCGGCGGTTCAGCCAATGTAATCAATGGCATCGATGCTGGCTCCGCTAGAATCAACACAATCATAGCCAATACAAGTTTAGTTGGTGGTACTTTAACTGCTAATACAATATTGTCCGGTGGTTCTGCCAACGTAATCAATGGTATTGATGCGGGTTCTGCTAGAATTGCCACGATAATTGCCAACACAAGTCTAGTTGGCGGAACAATTACTGCTAATACAGTATTGTCTGGTGGTTCCGCTAACATTTTCGGTGTTGCTAATGCAAACACATTGAATGCTGGTTCAATTTCAGCAGTCACACACATATACACAAACAGATTAACCTCCAACGGAATTGCTAATTTACAGTCTGCGAATGTACAAGTTATTTCTGTTGTTGATAATATCAATACAAGGTTCTTGACAGCTAATACGGAGATTTACACACCGTCTATAAATGCAACTAATATTTTTGCAAACAATTCTATCATTGCTGGTAAAGATTTTACTGTTAGGGGTAATTTTGTTATTGAAGGTGGTACAGTTTATAATTCGAATGAATTTTCTTTATATGGCTCAACACCAATTACTGCATCACAATCTGGACGTTTTGGTATCAATCGTGGTGAAAATACAAATGCAACATTCACACCTAATGCATACATTCAGTTTGAAAACGCAGACAAACAATGGAAAATTCGTGGCATAAATGGTGCCGCAGGTGCAGAACAAAACACTTACTACACAATCGTTACTGAAAAGTATGTAGCAAATACAAACAATGCTGGTATTGTTCAGTTGAATGACTCGAACACAAGCACAAGCACAACACTAGCCGCTACAGCTAATCAAATCAATGCGATGCGTTTGGATGTAAACGCAAAAGTTTCTGCTAACGTATTGAATTCTGGTGCAGTTCTTGGTGTCGCACAACAATATTCAACAACAACTACAGCTTCTGATCCTGGTGCAGGTTTCTTTAGGCTCAATGCTGTTCCTGGATCTGCAACTGCTGGTTATTTCGATGACCTTGACACATATGGTAATGATATTTCTGCAATTACTACTGAATGGGGTCAAGCAAACGGTGCAACTAAAGGATACATTAGACTTTCCGTATTTGGTGCACCAACAACCAAATATGCAGTATATGCAACAGGCACTGTAACCAACTCAACAGGTTACAGAACTGTTGCACTCACATACGTTTCTGGTGTAGGTTCATTTACCAACGGTGATTTGGTGATGATACAATTCACCAGAGCAGGTCAAGCTGGACCATCGGGACCACAAGGACCTATTGGACCTATCGGACCAATTGGACCACAAGGACCTATTGGACCAATTGGACCACAAGGACCTATTGGACCAATTGGTTTAACTGGACCAACAGGACCACAAGGACCTATTGGACCGATTGGTTTAGCTGGCCCAACTGGACCACAAGGACCTATTGGACCAATTGGTTTAGCTGGACCAACAGGTCCACAAGGACCTATCGGACCGATTGGACCAATAGGCAACACAGGACCACAAGGACCTATTGGACCAATTGGTTTAGCTGGACCAACAGGTCCACAAGGACCTATCGGACCGATTGGACCTATCGGACCAATTGGACTAGCAGGACCAACAGGACCAACAGGTCCACAAGGACCCATCGGACCAATTGGTTTAACAGGACCAACAGGTCCACAAGGACCTATCGGACCGATTGGACCTATCGGACCAATTGGACCCATCGGACCACTTGGTCCACAAGGACCTATCGGACCCATTGGACCGATTGGACCAATTGGACCATCAACTGCAATTAATGCAACAGATACAACAACAAATGCTACATTTTATCCAGTGTTTATTGCGGGTGCAGGCTCCAATCAAACACCGAGTGTTAGAACAACAGCAACAGCATTCACATTCAATCCTAGCACAGGAGACTTAACTGCTCCTGGTAATATAACAGCATATTCAGATGAAAGATTAAAAACTAATATTCAAACTATTGAAAATGCTCTCCTGTGTATCGAAAATATGAGAGGAGTAAGATTTGACCGGGAAGGTAGGACTGGTGTTGGTGTTATTGCACAAGAAATTCAAAAGGTTTTACCGGAAGTTGTGCATAAAGAAAATGAATCCGAATATTTGTCAGTTGCATATGGTAACATAGTTGGCGTTCTCATTGAAGCGGTTAAAGAATTGTCGAATGAAATAAAAGAACTGAAGAAAAAAAACCCTTAAGTTACCGTTAAGTTCCCGAAGCCAATAAATATAATATATTAAAAGGAAACTAACGTTATGCCAGCAGGTTATTCAGAACTATTCTTAGAACAAGGCGCAGACTTTAATACTACAATCACTCTTGATGATGTGTCTGGCACGCCTATGAATTTGGTGAGTTATACAGCAACTTCTCAAATGAGAAAGTCTTATTACTCATCAAATGCATCAGCAACATTCTTAATTGAAACGGGTGGTTCTGAAGGAACAATAACCATGAGTATGACTTCGGCAAATACGGCAAATATTTATGCGGGAAGATACGTTTATGATGTGTATATTACATCGGCTCAAAATATTAGGGTGAGAGTTTTGGAAGGAATTGTTAATGTTTTACCGCAAGTAACAAAAACAGCAGGTATGTTATAAATGGCGACAGGTAATACAATAACAATTGGCTCAGTAAAAATATCAAGTAGCCAACAAAACCCAACAAAGGTTAGAAACATACAATATGTTCCGGCCGGTCAAGGGTTGATTCCGGTTTATGCACAAATTAACACCGTATACACACACGCTAATTCTGCATACGATACAGCAAATTTAAAATTTGATTCTTCAGGCGGCACGATTGGTGGTAGTGTTACCATTAATGGTGATTTTGTCGTTAATGGTAACACAGTTTATACAAACACACAGATACTTTTAGTCAACGACAATATTATTACACTGAATGCAAATGCATATGGAACTCCAATTTCAAATGCAGGTATTGAAATTGCTAGAGGTGATGAACCAAATACATCCCTTATTTGGTCGGAAGTTGATAAATCTTGGCTCTTAACAAATACTGGCTTTTATTACGAAAAGATTGCGATTGATAGTTATGCAAATGGTGCATATGCACAAGCCAATGCGGCATATGAGGCAGCCAATAATGTAACACCACAAATTCAGCCATCATTTAACCAAGCTAATGCATCCTATGCCACGGCAAATGCGTCTTATGATACAGCCAATGCATCTTATGCTACCGCAAATGCTGGTTATACAACTTCAAATGCGTCCTATGCCACGGCGAATGCGTCCTACGCTACGGCAAATGCATCTTATGTTACAGCCAATGCATCTTATGCTACGGCAAACGCTGGCTATGCCACAGCCAATGCGTCCTACGCTACGTCAAATGCATCTTATGCTACATCAAACGCTGGCTATGCCACAGCTAATGCATCTTATGACACCGCAAATGCTGGCTATGCTACGGCAAATGCGGCTTATGTTACAGTAAACACATCAATAACTAATACAAATTCATATATTAGTTCCAATGTAGAATCCCTCCGCGCTGAAATATCGTCAAATGTTCAAACGATAAACAACACAATTAATGATGTTCAACTTTCTGCCAATTCTATTATCAACACCAGAATTTCGGCCAACGTTGCTACATTAAGAGGCGAGATTACAGCTAATGCCGCAAGTGCTAATGCCGTTATTAATACTAACATATCCGCAAACGTTGCTACATTAAGAGGTGAAATTACGGCCAATGCGGCATCCGCAAATTCTGTTATCAACACCAATATATCGGCTAACGTTGCTACATTAAGAGGTGAAATATCCAGCAACGTAGCCACAATAAATGGTTCTATTACCGCTAATGCGGCTTCAGCCAACTCAGTTATTAATACTAACATTTCGGCTAACGTTGCTACATTAAGAGGTGAGATATCATCTAACGTAGCCACAATCAACGGCTCAATTACGGCCAATGCGGCATCTGCAAATTCTGTAATTAATACTAGAATATCCGCTAACGTAGCCACAATAAATGGCTCTATTACAGCCAATGCGGCTTCAGCCAATTCGGTCATCAACACCAATATATCGGCTAACGTTGCTACACTTCGTGGTGAAATATCATCTAACGTAGCCACAATAAATGGCTCTATTACAGCCAATGCGGCATCAGCTAACTCGGTCATCAACACCAATATATCGGCTAACGTTGCGACTCTCCGTGGTGAGATTACATCCAATGCGGCATCTGCAAATTCTGTAATTAATACTAGAATATCCGCTAACGTGGCCACAATAAATGGCTCTATTACAGCCAATGCGGCATCTGCAAATTCTGTAATTAATACTAACATCTCGGCTAACGTTGCTACACTTCGTGGTGAAATATCATCTAACGTATCTACAATTAACGGTTCAATTACAGCCAATGCCGCAAGTGCTAACTCCGTAATCAACACCAACATCTCCGCTAACGTAGCAACAATAAACGGCTCAATTACATCTAACGTAGCAACACTACGTGGTGAGATTACATCGAATGCAACTTCATCTAATTCTTATGTAAATTCTGTACTATCGGCCAACGTTGATATACTTCGTGGTGAAATATCATCTAATGTAACAACAATTAACTCATCTATTGCAACGCAGTCTTTATCTGCAAACCTTGCGATGGATCAAAAAATAACAGCTAACGTAGCCACACTCCGAGGTGAAATATCAGGTAACGTTGCTACAATAAATGGTTCAATTACATCCAATGTAGTCACAATAAATGGTTCAATAGCATCCAACGTTGCCACACTCCGCGGTGAAATAACTGCCAATGCGGCAAGTGCTAATTCTGTAATTAACACCAACATATCCGCCAATGTAGCCACACTTCGTGGAGAAATAACTGCCAATGCCACTTCAGCCAACTCGGTCATTAACACCAACATATCGGCTAACGTTGCTACAATAAACGGTTCAATTACATCCAATGTAGCCACGTTAAATGGTTCAATAACATCCAACGTTGCCACACTTCGTGGAGAAATAACAGCCAATGCGGCAAGTGCTAACTCTGTAATCAATACCAACATCTCCGCTAACGTAGCCACACTACGTGGGGAAATATCAGGCAACGTTGCAGCCTTAAATGGTTCTATTACCTCGAATGTATCAACAATTAACGGTTCAATTGCGGCTAATACCACGACACTTCGTGGTGAAATTTCTGCTAACGTAGCAACTCTCCGTGGTGAGATTACAGCCAACAATACTGCCGCTAATCAATATACTGATGGTAGAATAACGGCTAACGTAGCCACAATCAATGGTTCTATTACTGCTAATGCCGTTTCGGCAAATTCAGTAATCAATACCAACATTTCAGCTAATGTAGCAACACTTCGTGGTGAGATTACTGCTAACGTGGCCACAATCAATGGTTCCATTACAGCAAATGCGGCTTCGGCCAACTCTGTAATTAATACAAACATATCAGCCAATGTGGCCACACTTCGTGGTGAGATTTCATCTAACGTATCAACAATTAATGGTTCTATTACTGCTAATGCAGTATCAACTAACTCCGTAATCAATAGCACAGTTTCAGCTAACGTAGCAACACTTCGTGGTGAAATTTCTACAAATGCGGCATCAGCCAATGCATTGAGTGTTTCGATGATTGCCGCGAACTTGGCAACAATTCGTGGTGAAGTAACATCAAACGTAAATACACTAAATTCATCCATCACTGGTAATGCTTCCACACTTCGTTTGAATACCGATTCTTATATCACGGCAAACATGGCTACAGCCAACGTGATAATTAATTCCAGAATTACGGCTAATGCATCATCAACAAATCTATACACAAACAGTATTGTTTCTACAAACGTAGCAACACTTCGCGGTGAAATTACAGGAAACGCCGCACTAAAAGTATCTAAGACCGGTGACACAATGACTGGTCCGTTGTATCTTACTGGTGCAACCGCAAACCTTTATGCTGGAACAGTAACTGCAAATGGTAACTTAACTGTTGGTATAGCAACAGGTAATACTGGTGTCATGCTCTATGATGCAGAACGTGCAAGACTGGGTGTTAATAGAAGTGATCCACGTTATACACTTGATGTTAATGGTGAAGGTTTTATTACCGGTAACGTAATCATTACTGGTAATCTACAAGTTCAAGGTTCATTCTCAACAATTTCATCTGCAAACTTAGACGTTCAGACTAACGTTATTACGATGAGTGCTGGTCTAACGACAGCAATTACACCAACTTCAAACAACCAGTTGGTTATCAACCGTGGCAATCAATCGAATACATACCTTCGTTGGAATGAATTTGGTATTACTGGTGGTCAATGGGTAATCTCCGCGAATGGTAATACCGATGGTATTATTGTATCGACTGAGAATACTTTCCAAAACTGGTCATCATTTGCGGCAGCAGATGCTTATAAACAAATTGGTCTTCCAATCGGAGGTCGTTTGGGTTGGAGTGTCAGCAACATGGCGAATGCGGCTTATGCAACCGCTAATGCTGGATATTCTACAGCAAATGCTGGCTATGCTACCGCGAATGCTGGCTATGCAACAGCGAATGCCGCATATGCAGTTGCAAACACCGCAACAACAAACATCACAGTAATTGATGATATTTCGGCATATTTTGATGGTATTATGAGAACATTTAATCTCTATGCAGATTCAAATGTAGTAAATATTTTGGCGTCTGAGCAAATTCTAGTTCAATTGGGAGGTATGTCGATTCCTCCATTCATAAATACATATGATATAGTTTTTGGTTCGAACTTCTTAGCGTTCACAAAAGGTTACAGTGTAGCAAACACAGGAAGCGTTTCTCAAATATCGTTTTCTTCGGCACCACAAACCAACATGGATTGCACAATTAGAGTTCTTGCACCAAATCAGATAACAGTAGCACAAACAAAGAGATACCCCTTCAGTCCAATAGCAATTATGACTGGTTATTAATAAATGGAGTTTAAAACATGGCACGTAGAGTAATTTTAGAGAATAGTACCAACCCAGGCTATTCTTTTAATCCTGCAACTAAGACAATCATTCTTCCGCATTACTATCCTGCGGAGAGACTTGTTCTTATTACTAACGTAACTGCTGGTAACAAGGTCATCTACAACTTTTCTGATCCAGTTCTGACTGCTACGGTTACTCCTGGCTCACCAAGTTCAACACAAACCACGATTGTTCTTTCATACAACACTGGAGCCATGTCTTCGACTGACAAGATTTCGGTTCTTGTTGATGAAGTTGACCAGTCCATTATGCCATCAGAAACATTGATGGATCCGGTAAGTAAACTTCGTATTTCTACTCCACAATCTTTGATTGATACCGATTTTGAATATGGACTACAGCCGACAAAATGGGAAACAGTAAACTACTTATCGAACCGTTCAACATATTATCCAAACCTCCAGCAACCTCTGACGGTTACAAATATTATAACAACTTCTGGCTCAAAAACATCCACAATTACATTCACACAAACGGCTGGAACAGGAACAATTTCCAACTCTGGTGCAACAATAACAGGTGCAGGAACAAACTTCACTGGCCAACTTGTTCCAGGTTCCGCACTTTATTCTTCCGGAAACGTATTCATTGGTACTGTTTCTACTGTTGCAAACAACACTTCACTGCAACTACAGGCAACTGCTAACGTCAATTTATCCGGTGCATCTTATAATATTACACCAACGCAGGTGCCTGAAGCGGGAACACCAATTCAGATACAAGACTCGTACAATGATGACTTTAATGGATTGTTTATTGCAGACTCTAGAACAGGTGCAAACGTAACTTATTCTGGAACAAGCAATGCCAACGTAACGGAAGCTATTTTTAATTCTATTTCCACACAAGTGTTCTCTGGTGGTTTCTACACAGGTGCCGCATATTCAATTGCATCTATTACTAACTCAGGCACATTAGTAACATTTACAACAAACGAACCACACGGTTTGAATATTGGTTCATCCATTTATTGCTATGGCTTAACAGCATCGACAAATGCTCCTAATGGAAACTGGACTGTCGTTACTGTACCAACATCAACCACATTTAGAGTTCGTGTAGCAAGTGCGCCTACTGGTTCTATTGCGGTCGGTGCTGGCGGTGGAGTTTATGCTGAACCATACGGCTTAGCAGTCCACAGACCTTTTGATGGTGGTACATCAATCTCGATGGGCACTGGTGCAGAGGGAAATTCAATTGTTCGTCAAACCCGTCGTTATTTCCGTTACCAATCCGGTAAAGGTATTCAATGGTCAACAGGCACGATTCTTCGTCCAAATATTATTGTTGACCAAATTTCGTCTTCTGGTACAACAGTAACTGTCACAACTAAAGTTGCACACTTTTTGTTTCCGGGTGTTTCTATAACAATTGCCGGATGTAATGAAACTGCATACAACGGAAACTTTACTGTTGTCGATACTCCAACAAACTATACATTTACTTATACAGCACTCTCAACACCATCTGCAACGCCAGCATCCGGTAACTCTCTATTAAGTGTGACAAATTGGTATGGTGCATCAGCACGTATTGGTATGTTCACTGCAACGAACGGTATGTTCTTTGAATATGACGGACAAACCCTATGGGCTGTTCGTAGAAGTTCAACAACACAACTCTCAGGTTATGTGAACGTAACCAATGGATCTTCAACAGTAACTGGTGCAACAGTGAACGGTGTATCAACACTGTTCTCTAAACAATGTTTCCCAGGTCAATTTATTTCCATTCGTGGTATGTGTTACCGTGTCATGTCTATTGCATCAGACACATCATTACAAATTTCTCCACCATATCGTGGCGTGTCATTAACAGGTAAAACAACAGCAGTTATCTCTGAAATTATTGACACTAAAATTGCACAAACTGCATGGAATTTGGATCGTATGGACGGAACAGGACCATCTGGATACAACATCGATTTGGCTAAAATACAGATGTTCTATATAGACTATTCATGGTATGGTGCTGGTGCAATACGTTTTGGTTTTAAAGACCAAGCGGGTCAAGTCATATATTGCCACAGATTTATTCACAACAATAATTTGACAGAAGCATATCTACGTTCTGGTAATCTTCCAGCACGTTATGAAGTTAACACATATGTACCAGAAACATTAATCACTGGAACAATTGGTTCGGGTGACACTTCAATTTCTGTTGCAAACACAGCTAATTTCCCATCAGCCGGTTCTTTATTGATTAGAGATCCTGCTGGTATGGAGTATGTAAACTATTCGGGTAAAACTTCTGGTACATTTACAGGTGTGACCCGTGGTGCGGCAGGTAATACTGCACTCACTGGTTGTGTAACTGTTGGTGGTTCCACAACAATGACAACAACATCACCAACAACGGGTCTTCAAGTTGGTCAAAGAATTACAGGTACAGGAATTTCAACAGGAACATTTATTGTTTCCATTACTGCTGGCTCTCCAAATACAATTCAGATGAGCCGTGCCGCAACTGCCGCAGGTTCTGGCTTAACATTAATTGTTGATCCAATGGGTGCAACAGCAACAGGACATACCTACTCTGCTACTGCACCAATTGCCGTGTCGCTGGCGGCACCTCAGTTTGTTCCAGCTATATCACATTGGGGGTCTTCTGTTATTATGGATGGCCGTTACGATGATGATAAATCTTTCGTGTTCTCAACACCATCAACATCATCTTTGGCTGTGGCGGCCGGAGCAACAAACGCAGTTCTTTCACTCAGACTAGCGCCATCAGTTGACTCTGGTATTCCTGGTGTTCTTGGTCAACGTGAAGTTCTGAACACAATGCAATTGACACTCCGCCAATTGGACATTTTAACGAATGGTATTTTTTTGGTTAAATTAGTATTGAACGGTGTTGTAGATTCTGGTGATCTATGGCAAACTGCTGGTGCTCCAAGTCTTTCACAAGTGTGCTATCATACAACAGGGCGTAACGTTCGTGGCGGAGACTTGATTTATGCGTTCTTCGTTAATAACGATGGCGGTGGTACAATTTACTCTGCTACACAACAAGATTTGAATCTCGTTCGTGACTTAGGAAATTCTGTGAACGGTGGTGGAACAAATAACAACGCAGGTTCACAAGTATTCCCAGATGGTCCTGACGTTGTGACAGTTGTTGTAACAAGTTTAAATACAAACGCAAGACAGATTCAGTCTAGACTATCATGGACAGAAGCACAAGCATAACATGAGCAATAAAGCGGTACTTGATGCATTAATAATTGGAACCCCCACAACAAATGTGGGGCAGTTCAACCTTTTTGGTGATGGCTCTGTTACTGGTGCATTGAATGTTGGAACACTGGTGTCGGATGGTGCGTTTTCGATTACATCGAATACTGTAATATCGAATTCAGGTAGCACGAAAATAATTGACTCGTTTGATGCCGATGATTTTCGTGCGGCAACTTATTCGATAATTGTTGACGGTTCTTCTGGTGACACAAAAAGATTTTTGTTTACAACAATATATCTTTTACAAGATGAAAATGATGTTTACACAACTGAACAAGGAACATTGTTTAACAGAACACTTGGAACTTTCTCCGCTAACTTAACACCTTCAGCTAAAACAAATATCGTGAATTTACTTTTCACACCAACAACAAGCGAGAGACTAACGATTAAAATAGTTAGAACCGGTTTTTACAAATAATAAGAATAACACACCTAGGGGAGAGTGAACCTTGGCATCAGCAAATACATTCGTAGTCAAAAATGGCTTAACGGTAGGCAATACGTTTGTTATTGCGGCTAACGGTCAATGGGTTGGTGCCGGAACTTTTGGTCCAACTGGTCCACAAGGACCCATTGGAAGTACCGGAGCCACTGGGCAAACGGCGGGATATCCCTACACTTTCTCCTCTAGCACAACAAATGTGGATCCTGGCACTGGTTTGTTTAGACTGAATAATGCCACACAATCATCAGCTACAGAGTTGTACATTGATGATTTAACAGGTGGATCAGATAATGTTCGTGCCGCATTACTGGCTATTAACAATTCAACGGGAACACCCAAAGCATATTTAAGAATATTTGGATCTCTCGAACTTCTTACTTATCAAATTAATAGTGTAACAGCACAAACAGGATATGTTCAATTTGGAATAACATATCTTTCAGGTATAGAAAACCCGTTGGATACGAATGAACCGTGTTCGCTTCAGTTTGATATTGTAGGTAATATTGGACCAACTGGACCACAAGGACCCATTGGACCAATTGGGCCACAAGGACCTATTGGACCTATCGGACCTATCGGACCTATCGGACCTATCGGACCTATTGGACCAATCGGACCACAAGGACCTATTGGACCAATCGGACCTATTGGTCCTACAGGACCACAAGGACCTATTGGACCCATCGGCAACACTGGACCACAAGGACCCATTGGACCCATTGGACCGATTGGGCCACAAGGACCTATTGGACCGATTGGGCCACAAGGACCTATTGGACCAATCGGTAATACCGGACCACAAGGACCTATTGGACCCATCGGACCTATTGGACCTATTGGTAATACAGGACCACAAGGACCAATTGGACCTATTGGTAATACAGGACCACAAGGACCAATTGGACCTATTGGACCAATCGGCAACACTGGACCAACGGGTGCAACAGGACCAGGTTCACAAGTAACCTCAACCTCATCTGCTACCCCAGCAGGCTCAGGAACAATTACATTAATTGTTAACACAACTTTCCATGATTTTGTAACAGGAAATCGTGTAAGAGCAACAAACACAACTGCAAACTTTTTTGAAGGTGTTGTCACAATCACCGGCACATCATTTGCTATTGCCGCAGATTTCAACTTAGGTACAACAACAGCATCTTCTTGGACTGTAACAATTGCTGGTCAAAGAGGTGCAACAGGACCACAAGGTCCAATTGGACCCATTGGACCTATTGGGCCGCAAGGACCCATTGGACCCATCGGTTTAACTGGACCACAAGGACCCATTGGACCCATCGGTTTAACTGGACCACAAGGACCAATTGGGCCGATTGGACCCATTGGACCCATCGGTTTAACTGGACCACAAGGACCTATTGGACCAATCGGTTTAACTGGACCACAAGGACCAATTGGACCCATTGGGCCACAAGGACCAATCGGACCTATCGGTTTAACTGGACCACAAGGACCTATTGGACCTATCGGACCTATTGGACCAATCGGACCACAAGGACCTATCGGACCAATCGGACCCATTGGGCCACAAGGACCCATCGGACCTATTGGACCAATCGGACCTATTGGACCCATTGGGCCACAAGGACCCATCGGACCTATTGGACCAATCGGACCTATTGGACCCATTGGGCCACAAGGACCCATCGGACCTATTGGGCCAATCGGACCTATTGGACCCATTGGGCCACAAGGACCCATCGGACCTATTGGACCCATCGGACCACAAGGGCCTATCGGCCCAATCGGAATAGGTTTTGACGGTGTAACGTCAACAACTACTGCGGTTCCATCCTCAACCGGTACTATCACGCTCACAACAAATACACAAGGCGCATTTATTACCGGTTCGAGAGTTCGTGCCGTTAACACGGTAGCAAACTTCTTTGAGGGCACAGTAACTATAACTGGTGGAACAACTTTTGCTATTGCGGCAGATTTTAATATTGGTACAACTTCGGCTTCATCGTGGACAATTACTGCTGCCGGTCAAAGAGGTGCAACAGGACCACAAGGTCCAATCGGACCAATTGGTAACGCTGGACCACAAGGACCCATTGGACCAATCGGACCTATTGGACCCATCGGTAATACTGGACCACAAGGACCCATTGGTCCAATAGGCAACGCTGGACCACAAGGACCCATTGGACCAATCGGACCTATTGGACCCATCGGTAATACTGGACCACAAGGACCCATTGGTCCAATAGGCAACGCTGGACCACAAGGACCCATTGGACCAATCGGACCAATCGGACCAGCAGGACCTTCTACGACAATTAATGCGGCAGAAGAAAGCACAACTAACGCCAACCATTACCCAGTATTTGTTGCTGGAGTTGGATCGAATCAAACTGCTGAAGCAAGCAGTACGAAATTGTATTTTAATCCTTCGACAGGCACACTGAATGCCACAATTTTCAACACACTGTCTGACGTAAATACTAAAGAAAATATACATACGTTAGAAGATGCTATGTATAAAGTGTTGCAGATGAGAGGTGTAAGTTTTACATGGAAAGACAACGGAAATAAATCAATAGGTGTTATTGCTCAAGAAGTGGAAAAAATACTTCCAGAAATTGTAAACACAAATGAAAACGGTACTATGTCACTTTCATATGACAGCATTATTGGTTTACTAATTGAAGCAATTAAAGAACAACAAGGCTCCATAAAAGAGTTGGAAAAGAAGATAAATATTTTATTAGATAACACTGATTCATTAGGAGGAAAAAAATGACAGTATATGCAAATTTAATTGATGGTGAAATAAAAGGTGTTTATGACCTGTTACCTAAAAATTGGAATGGCAATGATAATTTCGACTTGAAATGTAAAGTTGACGAAAACTTTATGAGGGAAAACGAATTCGTTAAGATCATTAGAGATACAACAGAATTCAATCCAGCAACTCATAAAATGTCGGATTACCTAAATTACACCGTAGAAAATGGTGAAGTGTATGAACACAGAGATATATTAGAAATTCCTCAACCACCGGCTGAAGAACCTACACAAGAATAATAATTTTAAATGCCAACCACAAGTTTTAGAGTTACCGGTGCTGACCTAGATACGCTCTTTGAACCAATAGGCGGGTCTTCAAAAAGAGCCGATGTGAATTACACAGTCGGTGGCACCGACATTTCTAACTATTACTACAGTGTAGCTAATGGTGGCACAGCTTTTGGTACCACAAGTTTTCAAAGTGGTGGTGTGGATATTGGCACAATGTTTGCGGCCATAGGTACAATAGGCCCACCAGGACCAGGTTTTTTATATGTCTGGGGTAATAACACATTTTATCAATTGGGTGTTTTCACTGGACCTACAGATGTTTATAATTGGACAAAGGTTGCGGGTGGAAATTCACACACTGTCGCAATTAGATCTGATGGATTATTATTCACTTGGGGTAGAAACAACCTAGGCCAATTAGGTGAGGGTAGCACACTTCCATTTATAGCCTCTCCAGTACAAATTGGTTCCAGTTCATGGACCGCAGTATCGGCAGGTACTTATCTTTCGGCTGCAATTAGATCTGATGGAAGATTATTTCTTTGGGGTAGAAACAACTATGGTCAATTAGGCGATAACACAACTATTGGCAAATCTTCTCCAGTACAAATTGGTTCCAGTTCATGGACCGCAGTATCGGCTGGCGGCGTCAATACGGCCGCAATTAGGTCTGATGGATTATTATTTCTTTGGGGTAGAAACACTTCAGGTCAATTAGGTGATGGAACAACAGTCTCCAAATCTTCTCCAGTACAAATTGGTTCCAGTTCATGGACTGCGGTGGATATTGGCGGCTTTTTGAATACTGCCGCAATTAGGTCTGATGGATTATTATTTGCATGGGGTAGCAATTTTTTTGGCCAACTTACCACTGAAGCTGAAGGACCCGCATCAACTATATTTAGTTGGACTGCGGTATCGACTGGTGCAACTCACACTGCCGCAATCAGATCTGATGGATTATTATTCACTTGGGGTAGAAACTATCAAGGTCGATTGGGTGATGGAACAACTACCTCCAGATCTTCTCCGGTGCAAATTGGTTCCAGTTCATGGACCGCAGTATCGGCTAGTAATTCACACACTGCCGCAATTAGATCAGATGGACGTTTGTTTGCTTGGGGTGCTGGAACAAATGGTAGATTAGGTGATGGAACAACAGTCAACAAATCTTCTCCAGTTCAAATTGGTTCCAGTTCATGGACTGCGGTAGCGGCCGGTCAAGCTCACACTGCCGCAATCAGATCTGATGGATTATTATTCACATGGGGTATAGGAACTACCGGCACATTAGGCGATGGAACAACAGTCGCCAAATCTTCTCCAGTGCAAATTGGTTCCAGTTCATGGACTGCGGTGCAGGCTGGTGCGGCATTCAATGTCGCAATCAGATCTGATGGATTATTATTCACTTGGGGTGCCGGAGCCCAAGGTCAATTAGGTGATGGAACAACAGTCGCCAAATCTTCTCCAGTTCAAATTGGTTCCAGTTCATGGACTGCGGTATCAAATCAAATCGGCTACACCAATCTTGCAATTAGATCTGATGGAATATTATTCAGTTGGGGTCTTGGTCAACAAGGTCAATTAGGTAATTCATCGACACTCAACAGATCTTCTCCAGTGCAAATTGGTTCCAGTTCATGGACTGCGGTATCGACCAGTAATGGCCAAGTCAGTTTGGCGATTAGATCCGATGGTAAGTTATTTTCTTGGGGTAGAAACATTAACTCTCAATTAGGTGACGGAACAACTACCTCCAGATCTTCTCCGGTACAAATTGGTTCCAGTTCTTGGACTGCGGTGCCCGCAAGTTCTTTTACTCACACTTCGGCAATCAGATCTGATGGAATATTATTCATTTGGGGTACAAACCCATATGGTACTCTAGGCAATTCAAGAACTTCTCCTGTCAGTTTTACTGAGGCATCACCCATCGTAGTGGGTGGCCAAGGTATTTTGTTTGACAGGTCCTCACCGATTCAAATTGGTTCCAGTTCATGGACTGCGGTCTCGGCTGGCGACCAATTTATGACAGCAATCAGATCTGATGGATACTTGTTCACATGGGGTAGCAATTTTGGTTTCAGTAATGTCACAGGACAATTAGGTGACGGAACACGAGCATCCGCTAGATCTTCTCCAGTTCAAATTGGTTCCAGTTCATGGACTGCGGTATCGACTGGTGAATCGAACGTTGCCGCAATTAATTCTGATGGTAAATTATTTGGATGGGGTAGCGGCGGTTTGGCAGGTTCTTCATCTCCAGTTCAAATTGGTTCCAGTTCATGGACTGCGGTATCGTCTAGTTCACACACAAATGTGATTGCGGCGAATAATCGTTTATATGCAATCGGGACCAACTCGGCGGGACAAGCAGGTATTGGTATAACCACTTTTACAGCCGTCAACACATTAACGTTAGTTGGTGGCAATATCATTATACCATCATCGGAATTTTCTCCACGACAATCAGGATCTAGTTCATGGACGGCAGTAGGTAATGGCGAGCAACACAGCATTGCAATTAGATCTGATGGAAGATTATTCACTTGGGGTAGAAACTTTTATGGTCGATTAGGCGATGGAACAACGATCGACAGATCTTCTCCAGTTCAAATTGGTTCCAGTTCATGGACTGCGCTGGCGGCTGGTGCAACTCACGCTGTCGCAATCAGATCTGATGGATTATTATTTGCATGGGGTGCTGGAAATAGTGGTCGATTAGGCGATGGAACAACAAGCGACAGATCTTCTCCAGTTCAAATTGGTTCCAGTTCATGGACCGCAGTATCGGCTGGACAAAATAGCACAGCCGCAATTAGATCTGATGGATATTTGTTCACATGGGGTAATGGAACTTATGGTCAATTAGGTGATGGAACAACAGTCGCCAAATCTTCTCCAGTGCAAATTGGTTCCAGTTCATGGACCGCAGTGAATAGTGGCTTCATAGGTAGACACGTTGCCGCAATCAGATCTGATGGATTATTATTCATTTGGGGTAGAAACACTTTAGGTCAATTAGGTGATGGAACAACAGTCGTCAAATCTTCTCCAGTTCAAATTGGTTCCAGTTCATGGACCGCAGTATCAATTGGCGACTCCCATACTGCCGCAATTAGATCAGATGGACGTTTGTTCACATGGGGTAGTGGAAATTATGGTCGATTAGGTGATGGAACAACAGTCAACAAATCTTCTCCAGTTCAAATTGGTTCCAGTTCATGGACTGTGGTGGCGGCCGGTAATGCTCACACTGCCGCAATTAGGTCTGGTGGTACGTTATTCACTTGGGGCCAAAACTATCAAGGTCGATTGGGTGATGGAACAACTACCTCCAGATCTTCTCCGGTGCAAATTGGTTCCAGTTCATGGACCGCAGTATCGGCTGGTGGAACTCACACAACAGCAGTTTTAAAAGGATAAATATTTTACTTAATAGTAATGGAGTTTTATAATGCATTTGATAGATCAACAACTGAATTTGATGATACGTGGCAGGTTTGCAGAAGGCTGGAAACTTGCAGAGCAAATGGAAGCAAATGATCCTACAGATCCGAGAGCAAAATTTAACCGAGGTTGGTTTTTAATTAATCAAGGTAAATTGCAAGAAGGCTTTCAATGCCTTGAATATGGCAGAGGACTTAAAGTATACGGTTCAGGCAAACTCAACACAAGTAAACCTATTTGGAATGGCCAAGATGATTTAACCGGAAAAACAGTCATACTTAATATGGAGTGTGGTTTTGGAGATCAAATCATCTATGCCAGATTTGCCACTGAAGTTTGGAAAAGAGGTGGTATAGCAATTCTTTGTTGTGAAAAATCACTACATCCCATATTCAATAGAGTTCCCGGCACTCAAAAGTGCATAACACTCGATGAAGTAAGTTCCACTTTTCACGACTATTGGATTCCTGGATTTAGCTGTAGTTGGTTATTTGGTCATACGTTTGAAACGTTGCCTAGTCAGCCATACATTTTTCCTAAAAATGAAAGTATTGACATTTGGAAATCAATTTTAAATACCAAAAAGCAAATAAAAATTGGTATTCGTTGGAGTGGCAGCCCACTTTTTGAACACCAACAGTTTCGCGTATTCCCAGCAGAAAAATTAATCAACCTATATAAAAATAATGAACATATACAGTTCTATAGTTTACAGAGAGACACCGACTTGAGAGAATTACCTGATGAGGTTTCCGATCTGCAACACTTGATTATATCTTGGGAAGATACTGTAGCTTGTATTCAGAATTTGGATTTGGTTATTACTTCATGTACAAGCATCGCACACATTGCTTCTGCTATGGGTAAACCAACTTGGGTTATTGTTCCACTTTTACCATATCACGTTTGGGCCCATGGCGGTGAACATAGTCCATGGTATGAAGATACGACAAGGGTTTTTAGGCAGCAAAAATTTGGAAAATGGGAAGACACTTTTGAAGAAGTTTCTGCCGAATTAACAAAACTTTTTCCTAAACCAACAGAAGAAGCAATTAAAGAGTAACATATATAATTCATACATAATTTTTTATTGGAGTGAAAATGAAAAAAGACAATTTATATTTTATTTCTGGGTTACCTAGATCAGGATCAACCCTTATAACAAATATACTTAAACAAAACCCAAAGATTCACGGAGAATCTGTAAGTTCTTTAGCATCCATTTTTGGATCAATCAATGCTAGTTGGAGTAGTATCGAAGCTAATAAAGAATACCGAAACGATCAAGCAAAACTTGGTGTCTTAAACGGCGTTCTTGATGGGTACTATTCACACATCGACAAGCCGATTGTATTTGATAAAGATAGAGGTTGGGTTCCACTGATTGGTCAACTGGAAGCTGTCTTACAAAAACAAGTAAAGATGGTAATTTGTGTTAGGAATCCAGCAGAGATTTTAACTTCATTCGAAAGAATGCGTAAAGATAATCCATTATTTTTTACTAATGTCGATGCACATTTGCGAGAAGGTTCTAACATTGCATCAAGAGCATACTACTATGCCGGACCAGATGGTGCAATGGGTTTAAGTCATAGAAATCTTAAAGATGCTATTACTATGGGATACCTTGATAGATTCCTGTTCATTGACTATAATCGTTTCTGTAATAGTCCAAAAAGTCAAACAAAAAGAATCTATGACTTTTTTGAATTACCAGAATTCAAACACGACTACACCAAAATAGAGCAAATCGAAAAGTACAATGATCTTGCAATAGGTTTGCCTAACTTGCATACTGTGAAGTCCTCACTTGAAAAAACAACAGTTAACTGTGTCGAATATCTTGGATTGGATTTGTATGACCAGTACAACCGTGAGATTTTTTGGGATGCCTGGATTTAAGGAAATATTATGACACCTGAACACACAAAATTAAATATGGGTTGTGGATTTAAAAAATTAAACGACCATTGGAACGTAGACGTAGAATCAAAATGTAATCCAGATGAAGTTTTGGATTTTGAAGTTACACCTTGGCCATATGAAGATAACTTCTTTGATAAGATTACTGCTGATAATGTTCTAGAACATCTTGGTCAAGATCCAAAAGTTTTTACTAACATCATCAAAGAAATGTATAGAGTTAGCAAAGATGGTGCAGAATGGTTTATAAATGTACCACACCACCGATGTGATTTATATTGGGATGATTACACTCATGTCAGGCCATTGTCTGCAAAAACATTCAAAATGTTTGACCAAAAAGTAAACTTTGAATCTATTGCAAAAAAATTAAGTGACAGCACATTCGGTTTATATCACGGCGTTGATCTTGAAGTTTACGATACGACATACAATATGGTTAGTTATTGGTTGCAACAACAACAAGATGGTATGCTTGCACCGAGACAAATGGATATTAATTTAAATACAATGGCAAACGTTGCAGAGAGCATTAACATCTTTATCAGAGTGCATAAACCAGGAAGATTTGAAGATTGGGCTAAGAGGAATAGTTGATATGTACATTTCTACAGTTGATATGGGTAGAGAAAGAACACAAACCAATATTAAATTTCTATTTGAAAAATATGGTGTTCCAAATAAAATGATAGAAATTGGTTGTTTTGAGGGTATAACCACCTTTTGGGCCTCAGAATTTGGTAAAATTCATAATGACAAGTTTAAAATATACGCTATCGACCCACACACAACACTAAATGATAATCATGCTTTTGATTTTGAAACAATCAAAAGAACTTTTGAATATAATTTAAGTAAATGTGTGGGTAATGTTACATACATCAACAAATATAGTTACGAAGCGTTGGCAGAATTGATTGTTGCCAAAGAAAAAGCAGAATTTATTTTTGTCGATGGTGACCATACATCTGCCGCCGTGTTGGAAGATATGATTTTGTCTTGGAGATTATTGCCTGTCGGTGGAGTTATGCTCTGTGATGATTCAATAGGTTGGAAACTTGTTGATGAACACGGTAGTGCTCCAGTACAACTTTCACCCAGAATGGGTATTGAAATGTTTATACAGTCACACTGGCACAAAATAGAACTTATACATTTACCAGATTCTTTTCAAACTGCATTTGTAAAATTGAAAGAATAAAATGGTCTTTAATATAGGTGATAAGGTTCACCGTAATGTTTTATTGAGTTGCGACCACGGTTTAATGATTGTGAATCGTTTTGATTGTAATCAAGAACAAGTGGGACATGGGCAATGGTTGTTAGACCACGGAAATACCTCAACTATAGAAGCATATAATTGCTATCAATCAATAAAAGAATTTTCTGAGCCAGTGATATTTGATATTGGTGCTAATATAGGAACATTTACAACTTGGATGGCGAAAGCATTTCCGAAAGGAAAAGTATACTCTTTTGAGCCCCAGAGACAAGTGTTTCAGATGTTATCTGGTAATGCCGCCATCAATAACCTCTACAACGTATATACATATAATATAGGCCTTGGTAAAGAAAACACTAAGGTCGAGTTTGAAGAACCAAATTATTTCGAAAAGAATGATTTTGGAACATTTAGTTTAGTTGAAGATGTTATTACACAGAGAACCGACAATAAGATTGTTGTTCAAATCAACACACTAGATTGGTTTGTAGAATACTATAACATACCAAAAATACATCTATTGAAAATAGATGTTGAGGGTATGGATTTGGATGTTTTAATTGGTGCTTCAAAAACAATAAAGAAAAATTTTCCAGTAATTTTCATAGAACATTCCGATAATAGAAAATCTATTATTGAAGATCTTAAAAAATTTTTAGATGCTTTTGATTATGGGTATGAAACAATTGGAAATAATTTATTATGTAAACCACAATAAAAAAATATTATGATAATAAATTATGCTTTACAGACGTATGATAGGTCATCCAACTCTTGTTTAGATAGGTATTCCACAAACAATAAAAAGGAACTTTTTCACAAATGTGTAAGTTCTTTTTTTAATTCAATAAAAAATGCGGCAAGTGAAAATTTAGGTATACAACATAACATACATGTTGTGGATAATGGCTCAACAGAAGAAACACTCGATTTAATTGAAAGAGCTATTAAAAAATTTAACAGTGAAAATGTCAACATTGAATTAAAAAAACTGAATAGTGGTTCTATGATTGAATCAATAGAATATTGTTTTGAATGGTTGAAAGAAACTGAGGGTGATTTAGTATATTTGGTTCAAGATGATTATTTGTACGTTGAAGATGGCATATATCAAATGATCGAAGTCTTTTTGGATTTTTACGCAGAAACAAACCATTTACCATTAATTTATTGTTTTAATACGCCGGCACATTGGAAAGAACAATATAAGTTGAGGTCAACACCTAGGTTAATATACCCAGGCAAAAAACAATATTGGATGCAAAACTATGATATATCTTGCACCTTTATGACACACAGAAAACAGTTGCAAAAAAACTGGCATTGGATTGAATACTTTATGAGTATAGATCAGGTGAACGGTCTACACAACAAAGGCGATCTGGAAAATATTTCTTTAAATAAAATTCTAGTTGACGAAAAGGTTTTAGGACTTATACCGTTTGAAAGTGTCGGACTACACATGCAAGGAAATAGAGAAAAGGAACCCTACATAGATTGGGTAAAAAGATGGGATTCGATTGAGTTAATTTAATAAGGAAATGATATGAAAAAGATTTTAATTATGGGTTTACCTGGTGCAGGCAAAACTTATCTAGCACAACACATACTAGAACATTTACAAAACGAAAAGAAAAAAGTGGGTTGGCTCAACGCTGACGATGTTCGTAAAAAATACAATGATTGGGACTTTAGCCACGAAGGTCGGATCCGTCAAAGTCATCGTATGCGAGAACTTGCAGATTCAATGACAGAGTATGATTATGTTATATGTGACTTTGTTGCACCTTTAGTTGAGATGCGTAACAACTTTAAAGCAGATTGGACTGTTTGGGTTGACACCATTGACAAAGGTCGTTTTGAAGACACTAACAAAGCCTTCATTCCTCCTGAAGTATATGATTTTAGAATCACAGAACAGCACGGTGAAAAATGGGGTGAGTTCATTGCCGCACATATATATGACAATCGGCGTAGACCAGTTTTTGATTGGCAAAAAGAGACAGTACAAATGCTAGGTCGTTGGCAACCATGGCATGAAGGACACCGTAAATTGTTTGAACGTTCTATTGCTAAAACGGGTCAAGTTGTTATTCAAATACGCGACTGTCAAGGGTGGCAAGGAAGCAATCCATTTGCTATTGAACAGGTAAAGGGTTTCATCAAACGTGACCTAGATATGTTATATCAAGGTCAATATGAGATTCAAATCGTTCCAAACATCGTTAATATAACCTACGGCCGAGATGTTGGTTATAAGATTGAGCAAGAAGTTTTTGATGACGCAACACATTCAATCTCAGCAACCAAAATTCGTAAGGGAATGGGGTTGAAGTGAAAAACCGTTACCATATAAGATTCAATACCAAACACGGTAGTTCTGAACTATATTGGAGAGTCTTTGAAAATGGAAATGAGATACTCGTCAGAAACTTGAACATAAAGGTGCCTGTTTTTGATGAGGTTACTTATGAAAATGGCGTGGAAAAACGCAATATTTGCTGTGTAGGAAACATGAAAATTATCAATAACACTGCTGTGATTGAATGAACTAAGTTAATTTATGGAGGCATAAATATACCAGTAACACTTTTTTCGAGAGAAATATGCCGGCCGTAACAAATAGACAAACATTCAAAGAATATTGCCTACGTAGACTTGGATTTCCAACTATTGAAATTAACGTTGATGATGACCAGGTAGAAGATCGAATTGATGATGCATTTCAATACTGGCAAGACTATCATTTTGATGCACTTCAAAAGGTATATTATATCAAACGTCTTGATGCCACAGACATAGCAAACAAATATATCAATATGTCACCAAGTGTCACAAGAGATACAGGTAACAATGCAGTAAACATTGTTGGTGTTACACGTGTATTTCCAATTTCAGATTCGATTAACACAAACAATATGTTTGACCTCCGTTATCAACTTCGTCTGAATGAATTATACGACTTCACTTCTGCATCCTACGTGAATTACACACTTACGATGCAACATCTTCGTTCACTTGAGATATTGTTTACGGGTGAAGTGCCTATTCGTTTTCAACGACACATGAATAAACTCTTTTGTGATTGGGGTTGGGGTTCAGCCGTCAAAGCCGGAGATGTGGTGATTGCCGAATCATATGCAATGATTGATTCTTCTCAATACGCATCTGTGTGGAATGATCGTTGGCTAAAAGAATATGCAACAGCACTTATTAAGCGTAACTGGGGCAACAATCTTAAAAAGTTTGCCGGTGTTCAACTTCCTGGAGGCGTTGTACTGAACGGTGATAAAATTTATGAGGAGTCGGAAGAAGAAATCAAGAATTTGGAACTCGAAATGCAATCTAAATACGAACTACCAGTCGAGTTCTATTTGAACTAATGGCAACTAATCTCTATTTTAACAACTACAATTCTTCGCCCGAACAAAGGTTAATCGAAGACTTGATGATTGAAACCATTAAGATTAATGGTGTGGATTGCTATTACATTCCAAATACTAATGAGACAGCAAGAGATTTAATTTACGGTGAAGATCCACTGAAAAAGTTTAATGCATCTTATCCATTAGAATTATACATCACAAATGTGGATGGTTATGAGGGTGAAAGAGAATTCTTTTCCAAGTTTGGTTTGGAAATTAGAAACAATATGTCTGTGATTGTTTCAAAACGATCTTTTGCCCGTTGGGTTCCTCAAACATATCAAAGACCCAGAGAAGGTGATTTGATTTATATACCATTCTTATCACAAACTGGTGAGATGTATGAAATCAAATATGTTAATTACTCTGAAGCATTCTATGTGTTAGGTAACAAGTATCCATATTTTTATAAACTCGAACTTGAGAAATTCAAATACTCACAAGAAACAATTGATGTTGGCATTCCCAATGTTGATAATACAGTGTTTGAAGACGCATACAATGTTACATTAATGGTAACAGCGAACACAGTATCAAATAACTTTACATTAGGTGAAGTGGTTACGGCAAACACATCCGGTGTATCCGGTACAGTTGTATATTGGGACCGTCCAACAGGCACACTCAAAGTCACTGACCTTTTGGGCACATTTGCAAACAATCAGTTGTTAACCGGTAACACAAGTAATGCACGTTTTGTTATTTCAAATGCAGTTAATGACTTGACTGACCCACAAGAACGTGAAATGTATGATAACTTCTCCATACAGACAGAAGCTGATGATGTTGTGGACTTATCAGAATCTAATCCTTTTGGTGCACCAACATGAGTTACGCATACCACAGAATAATCAGAAAAGTTGTTATTGCATTTGGCAATCTTTTCAACGAAATTAAATTGGCACGTTATGATTCGAACGGCGTTGAGCAAGAACATTTTCTGGTTCCAATTGTTTATGGTGGAAAAGAAAAATATGTTTCTCGTTTGGAAGGTGATCCAGACTTAGACAAAAAAGTTCAAATAACTTTGCCCATCATGTCGTTTGAAATGACAAACATGTCATATGATGCCGCACGTAAACTAAACACGAACATGAAAAATACCTCCCACAGCGGAGACACCGGCACAAGTTTGGCAGTTTACAATCCTGTCCCATTTGATTTTGATTTTTCTTTAGTGGCTTATGTGCGAAACATCGAAGATGGTGCTCAGTTGATGGAGAAAATTCTTCCTTATTTTACACCGGATTATACTGTCAATGTTAATTTAATACCTGAAATGGGTATTGTTAAGCAATTGCCTATAATTTTAAAAAGTGTTTCACATGAAAATGATTACGAAGGTGATTACAATTCAAAAGTTCGAAGTATCATATGGACATTAGACTTTACAGTTAAGGGATATTTGTATGGTCCAGTGTCACAACCAAAAATTATCAAAACCGCAATAACTAATATATATGATGACACTTCTATGTTAAATAACAGCACGACTGCGGTTATGAATATAGGAGGTTTAGGAATTTATCAGGCTGGTGAAACAGTTTATCAGGGTTATTCTTATGATATGGCGACAGCGACAGCAAAAGTTTCTTCTTGGTATCAAGACACCAAAAAATTGGAATTAAAAGAATTAAATGGTCACTTTGTAACAAACACACCAATCAAAGGCTTGGTAACAAATGCAACTTGGACACCATCTTCATTCGTAGTAACACCAACCAATTTGGTAACCATTAAAGTTGAACCGAATCCAATTGATGTTGTATTGCCTAATAATTATACATATTCAGTATCGACCACCGAATATCCAAATATGATTTTGACCGATCCAATTACAACGGAACTCGGCGAAGATATAAAAACAGAAGACGGACAAGATATAGTCATTCTAAAGGAATAAAAAAATGTCAAAAAAGATTTCAGAGTTAACAAATTTAAATGATATTTCCAGTGTGCCTGGAAACCTTTTAATTCCAATTTCAAACACAGCGTCTTCGGTTACAAACTCCGTTAAAGTTGATACGCTTAGAAATTATATTAGTATACATGCAAATTCAGCATACAATACTTCAAATGCCGCTTTTAATAAAGCAAATAATGCACTCGCAAATACAACGGGAACTCTAGATGGGTCACTAACTGTCACGGGCAATATTACTACATCTAACGTAACACTTGCAAATACAGGTATTGGTTATAGACAAGGTTCTGGTGGTTATGTAACTCAATTAACTTCAAGAACTACACCTGTAACTTTAAATGCTGTAACCGGAAGAATTCTTCTTTTTAATGTTATTGTTCCTGCCGAATATTCAGACACATTCATATTCAATAATTCTTATATAACAGCGAACGATTTGCTTTATATTGCACACATTAGTAACGGAACAATGTCGTTATATGACATTACGGCAACACCACAAAATGGGTCTGCAATTATTACTGTTCGTAACAACTCAAATGATCCTTCGCCACCGGAACAACCATTATTAGGGTTTATGTTATTCAAATCCGCCATAGCATAACATGTCAAAATTTGAAAAGAGTATGACAGAAATATTTGATGTGACACCAACTGTTATCGAAAAAACGGAACATTTGCCAGCTAAAATTGAATCGCTGGTTACCAAAAATCTGGATGGTGATCTTGATGATGATTATCAAGAATCGAGGCAGACACTCAAAGAATTGGTAGTAAAAGGCAATCAAGCAATTGACCACCTTCTTGCAATCGCATCTGAAACAGAACATCCACGTGCGTTTGAAGTAGTTGCCACTCTCATTAAGAATACAGCAGAAGCAAACGAAAAATTAATGGTTATGCAAAAGACCATTAGGGAACTAAAGAACATCAAGAAGAATGATTCTGGTGTAAATGTTGACAAGGCTATTTTTGTAGGATCAACTTCAGAACTTTCAAAATTATTAAAAGCAAAGAATGCCGATTAATAATAAAGATTCTTATCGTGATAATCCTTTACTGAAAAAAGCAGGGGTTGAACACGCTTATACACAAGAAGAAGTTGATGAGTATATAATATGTGCTAAAGACCCGGTGTATTTTGCAATGAAATACATTAAGATTGTAAACGTTGATGAAGGTCTTATGCCGTTTCGTATGTGGGATTTCCAAAAGGAAATGATTCAAACATACCATGAGAATCGGTTTTCAATCACGAAATGTCCTCGTCAAGTCGGTAAAACTACCACATCAGTTGCTTATCTCCTTTGGCTCACACTATTTTCAGACTCACAAAACATAGCAGTTCTAGCCAACAAAGGGTCACTAGCACGTGATATTCTTGCTAAGTACCAACTTGCTTATGAAAACTTACCTATATGGCTACAACAAGGTGTTGTGACATGGAATAAAGGTAACGTTGAACTAGAAAATGGTTCTAAAATTATTGCGGCATCTACATCAAGTTCTGCTGTTCGTGGAGGTTCTTTCAACGTAGTATTCTTGGACGAATTTGCGTTCGTTCCAGCCAACATTGCCAACGAATTCTTTAACTCTGTTTACCCAGTTATCTCATCTGGTAAGACCACCAAAATTATTATCGTTTCTACACCTAACGGCATGAATCTATTCTACAAACTCTGGATGGATGCCATTGGTAAGAAGAACGGATACAAGACTTTTGAGATTCACTGGTCTATGGTTCCAGGTCGTGATGAAAAGTGGAAAGAAGAAACAATTAAGAACACTTCTGAAGAACAGTTCCGTCAGGAGTTTGAATGTGAGTTCTTGGGTTCTACCAATACGCTTATTTCTGGTTCTAAACTTGCACAGTTGGTTTATAAAGAACCAATTGCCAAACATGAAATGCTGGACATTTATGAATATCCAGTTAAAGGTGATGATGAACGTTCGGCTGACCACATCTATGCAATTACGGTTGACCCAGCCGAAGGTAGAAATCTGGATGCTTCCAGTTTCACAGTATTTGATGTGTCTTCAATACCATATAAACAGGTTGCCAAGTACAATTCTTCATCGATTTCTCCTGTTTTATTTCCAACTGTCATCTACAATACAGCTAAACTGTTCAACGATGCATACGTTTTAATAGAGATAAATAACACACCACAGATTGCTGATACTTTGCATCAGGACCTTGAATATGAAAACGTAGTGAAGATTGAAACCGGTAACAAAAAAGCACAAGCAATGGGTACAGGTTTTGGTCGTGGCATTCAGCTTGGACTAAAAATGTCACCACAAGTCAAGAGGATTGGTTGTTCCAACCTTAAGACTTTGATAGAAAATGATAAATTAATTATTAACGATTTTGATACCATCTCTCAGCTAACAACTTTTGTGTCATCTCTCAATAGTTTTAAGGCAGAAGAAGGTGCAAATGACGATATTGTGATGACACTGGTTATGTTTGCATGGATGACAACTCAACAGTATTTCAAAGAGATTGTTAATCATGATTTAAGAAAACAAATGCAGTTAGAAATGTTGAATCAATCAGACGAAGAAATGCCATCTTTTGGTATTTTTGATGATGGTACTGATAAGAATTACATTGTAGAGGGTGGTGACGTTTGGATGACAAAAGAAGAAGATAAAGGTCTTTCTAGCTTCTTTATGAGCTAACTATAAAACCATCAATTCATAAATATATTATAGGTTATTACTGCCAAATAACATTATAAAAACAAGGAGAGTAAAATGGCGTTTCAAATTTCTCCAGGCGTAAATGTATCCGAGGTCGACTTAACAACAGTTGTTCCAGCGGTATCTACTACAGCCGGTGCATTCGCTGGACCATTTCAATGGGGACCAGTGGAAAAAAGAACACTCGTATCACACGAAACAGATTTAGTTAACAGGTTTGGGCAACCAAACGGCAATACTGCGACTTCATTCTTTTCAGCGGCTAACTTCTTAGCTTATGGAAATAATCTTCAAGTTGTACGTGCGGCAAACAATTCATCAACAAATGCTGGTGCAAACGCCACTGTTTTTACAATTAAAAATAATGACGTATATGATTCTGCATACCTTTCAGATACATTGGGACAATCTTTTGTTGCTCGTTATCCTGGTGCCCTAGGGAACTCATTGAGAGTTTCTGTTTGGGATTCAAACACTTCTAACGCCGCGGCCGGCGGTTCATCATTTACTTCTTGGACATATAAATCATATTTTCCTGCGGCACCAAGTACATCAACTTATGTTTCTACTTCTGGTGGTACAAACGATCAAATTCACTTGGTTGTTGTAGATGAAGATGGTTTGTTTAGCCAAGGTGCAAAAGGTACTGTTTTAGAAGTTTTCCCATATCTTTCAAAAGCATCTGATGCTACGAATGATGACGGTTCAACTTCATACTACAGAACAGTTTTGCGTGAACAATCAAAATATATCTATGCATTAGGTCCAGTTGACCAAGCAAACACATCTGGTACATGGGGTCAAACTGCTAATACACAATTTGGTGGTTGTTTTATGGCAACAGCTAACGTTGGCTCAACCGTTTCTTTGGTGAATGGTTCAGACTTAGCGGTAACAGCCGCCGACTATACAACAGCTTATAATGAGTTTACAAATCCGGATGTTGTTGACATTTCTTTAATTGTTACGGGTGACGCTGGAGGTGCTTCTTCTTTTACCACAGTGCAACAATATGCAATTGATTCAATTGCTGCCGCACGTAAAGATTGTGTAGCATTCTTGTCTCCTCCACAAGCTGGTATTGTTGGTGGTGCAACGCCCGATACTGCTATTACTTCTTGGGTTTCAACACTATCCCGTGCATCTACATATGCCGTTGCAGATTCTGGTTGGAAATATCAATTTGACAAGTACAACAACGTATATCGTTGGATTCCATTGAACGGTGATATTGCTGGTCTATGTGTACGTACAGATCAAACACGTGACCCTTGGTTCTCTCCAGCAGGTGTAAATCGTGGTGCAATTAAGAACGTTGTTAAGTTGGCATGGAATCCAACAGAAGCACAACGTGATACCATTTATTCAGTTGGTGTAAATCCAGTTGTATCTTTCCCTGGTCAAGGAACCATGTTATATGGCGATAAGACTTTGGTAACACAACCTTCGGCATTCAGCCGTATTAACGTTCGCAGATTGTTTATTGTTCTAGAAAAAGCTATTGCAACTGCATCCAAATATGCATTGTTCGAATTGAACGATGAATTTACACGTGCTCAATTTATTGCTCTGGTTGAACCATTCCTACGTGACGTTAAAGGTCGCCGTGGTATCTATGACTATCGTGTTGTTTGCGATACAACAAATAATACTCCTGAGGTTATCGATGCCAATAGATTTATTGGAGATATTTACATCAAACCAGCACGTTCTGTCAACTACATTCAGTTGAACTTTGTTGCTGTACGCACTGGTGTAAGTTTCAATGAAATCGTTGGTGCTGTGTAATAAATAATAAGAAATAGGAGAAAACAATGGCTTTTAACGTAACAGAGTTTCGTGCAAATCTCATCGGAGATGGTGCTCGTCCTAATCTGTTCCAAGTCACAATGACTTTCCCAACTTTTGCTAACGACCCAGTAAATTCTGGACAAGCACTAACATTCCTTTGCAAGACTGCACAATTGCCAGGTTCAACTGTTGGTACTGTTCCACTTTATTACTTTGGTCGTGAGTTAAAGTTTGTTGGAAACCGAAACTTTGCTGACTGGACAATCACAATTATCAATGATGAAAACTTCAAAGTCCGTAAGGCTTTCGAATCGTGGATGAATGGTATTAATTCACATGGTGGAAATTTACGTAATGCGGCAGCAGGCTCACCTTCTGGATATTCTGTTGATGCTAAAGTAGACCAATATGATAAGTCTGGTAATATTTTGAAGACTTACAAATTTGTTGGTGCTTTCCCTGTTGATTTATCGCCTATTGATTTGGATTGGGGTTCTAACGATACTATCGAAGAATTTTCAGCAACCCTAGCATATCAGTGGTGGGAATCAGACACTACATCTTAATTATATATGGGGGGATTAATTTCCCCCCTCATGTTTATTTGAATTGGAACTAAACTAATATGGCACTAAATCTTTTCGGTTTTCAAATCTCCAGGCAAAAGACTGATGTTGAGCAACAGTCGGAGAAAACCTTTGCGCCGCCTTCTAATGAAGACGGTGCTTTAACGATTTCTTCTGCCGCTTATTATGGCACATATGTTGACTTAGATGGTACTGCGAAAAATGAAGTTGAGTTGATTTCCCGCTATCGTGAAATGGCAATGCAACCAGAAATTGAATCGGCTATCGATGATATTATCAACGAAGCAATCGTTCAAAACGATGATGGAAAATCAATTCGTATTATTATGGATGATTTGAAACAACCTGAAAAAATTAAAAAAGCAATTGAAGAAGAATTCAGTATTGTTCTACGATTGTTAAATTACCAAAACATGGCTACAGATACTTTCCGTAGATTCTATGTTGATGGACGAATATTTTATCATGTTATTTTAGACGAAGAAAACCCAACACAAGGTATCAAAGCACTGCGTTATATTGATCCACGTAAGATTCGCAAAGTGCGTGAAATTAAAAAAGATAAAGACACGGGAACATCAGTTGACGTAGTACAAACGGTCAACGAATACTACATCTATAACGATAAAGTAACATCAGGTTCTTCTTCCAGTTACGGTCCAGTTGGTGTTCGTATTGCTAAAGACGCAATCATTAACGTTAATTCTGGTTTAATGGATTCTCGCCGTGCAGTTGTTCTATCATACTTGCACAAGGCAATTAAACCACTTAACCAACTCCGCATGATTGAAGATGCAACGGTTATCTACCGTATCTCACGTGCGCCTGAACGTAGAATTTTCTACATTGACGTAGGTAATTTACCTAAATTAAAAGCAGAACAATATCTCCGTGATATCATGGTCAAGTACAAAAACAAGTTAGTGTATGATGCACAGACCGGTGAAGTACGTGATGACCGTAAACATCTTTCTATGATGGAAGATTTCTGGCTACCTCGCCGTGAAGGCGGTAAAGGTACCGAAATCACAACATTACCAGGTGGTCAAAACCTTGGTGAATTGGAAGACGTAAAGTATTTCGAAAAGAAGCTATACAAATCATTGAACGTTCCAGTTTCACGTTTAGATCCAAACCAATCTGGATTCTCACTAGGTCGTGTTGGTGAAATATCACGTGACGAAGTTAAATTTTCAAAATTTGTAGATCGTCAACGTCAAAAGTTTTCCGAAATTTTCGACCAAGCACTAAGAGTTCAGTGTGTACTTAAAGGTATTTGTACGGCAGAAGAATTCGATGAGTTCAAAGAAAATATTTATTATGATTTCATAAAAGACAATAATTTTGCCGAACTTAAAGAAGCAGAATTGGTGCGTGAACGTCTATCACTTCTTGGTTCAGTTGATCCATATGTTGGTCGATACTATTCTATGGAATGGATTCAACGTAATGTTCTACGTCTATCTGACGATGATATTAAAGAGATGCAGAAACAAATTGATAAAGAAAAAGCAGCCGGTCTAATTATGGATCCAATGCAAATTGCACAGCAAGGCCAACAAGAGTTGATGAATCCAGATGGCGCCGGCGGTGCAGGTGGCGGCGGAGGTGGTGCACCAGTACCTGCTCCAAATCCATCACCACAAGATAACGCACAGACACCTAGGGGAGACCTTAGCTTAAATAATGAGTATACACCTGCGATGCGTATGCTTCAGAGAGTGTTATAAATATTTGATGTTTAATGGAGAATAATATGAATGATAATCTTAGAGCAGTAGTTGACAATGCATTTACAGATAACGCAACACAGATGCGTGATGCACTATACAATGAAATCAATGATAAAATCTTTGCCGCTATTGAGCAAAGAAAACAAGTTATTGCACAAAATTTAATTGCACAACATCAACCTGAAACTGAAACGGAAGAATGAAAAGTCTAAAAGATTTTCTTCAGAGAGAAATTAAAGAAGACGGTTCTCCAGATGAAAATGGAGATGGTGTACTGTCGCCGACAGAATTGCACCATCATTTAGATATTCAGAAACGTGGTACTGTTGACCTTGGTGATTATGCGGCACATATTATGTTTCATGCACATCATCCAGAATATCTTGCTCCAATTATGGAGAAACTTAATGATGTTCAACGATTACATGCGGCTGGCCATGAAATAAATGCACACGATCCGGTTCTCTCTAAGTTAAAAAACAATTCCGCTTTAGTGGCAACTTCTACTCCAGTTATGGAAGGTAAAAATTCCTTATCACGTGAATTGGATCCACCTGCCGTTTTAATTATGCGTAGAAAATCTGTGCGCCAATTTCCAAATGGTCAACGGGTTGCACTCTATTACGTGGATAAAATTAACAAGTATGTTACTGTTCCATATGAAGATATGCAATGGTCGGCTAATGAAGAAACTGTTTTTGATAAGGTTAAACAGGTAAATGAAAGTAAAAAATCCATTGTTGTAGAGCATATAGACGGTTCTACATCAGAGGTAACTCCTCAAATGGCAAAACAAATGATAGAGTTACACAAAAAAATTAATGAGGCCAATAAAGCAAAGATGTTGGATATGTTGGAAGCCTCCGCAAAACATTTTCAAACTATCGCAAAGTTTTCTAAGGATTAAAAATGCCAAACGTATATGGAATTAACGTACTAAAAGATGACACACAACATGCTGTGATTAAACTGACAGCTAGATTTGATGGTAGCGGTCAAGAATCTAACACATCAAGAATTACAGCTAACACACTATCTGGTGCTTTAGCAACAAACGGTTTCCTTGTAGCTAACTCACAAGGCGGTTCTGCAAACACAACACTTCCATATTACGGGTTAGCTGTAAATAGAATGTGGTATGATACACCAGGTAATGCTAATACAGACGTAGAATTGTTTTGGTCTGCAACAGCATCAAATACTATATTCTATTTGAATGCCAATGGTGAGTATGATGGTGCTGGTAATTGGATTACAATTCCAAATCCAACAGCAGGTGCGGCAGGCTCAAATGGTAACATTGGTATCATAACAAGAGGCATGGGTAACGGAGATAGTTATACAATTATTTTGGAACTACGTAAAGACAATGCACATTATCAGCGTGGTCAGTTCAATGATCCTGCGGCATTCAACTTCGGCAATTACGGTTTGAGACCATAATGTCACTTGTTGATAGTTTTCTTTCTGGTAACTTAAATGAAGCCAGAAAGTTAATAGACGAAAGAATTAAAGAACTATTCGAACAAAAATTAGAAATAATTAAACAACGAATAGTTGTAGAAGAAGCCGAGAAATTAGGCTTGGATGAAGCAAACATCTTAAAAATGGGCAGAACAAAGTTAGTACGTGTACGTATACGTGCTGGCAAAGTACAGAGGGCAAAGAAATTTTCAACTGTACCGGGATATACAATACGTGGAGGCAAAGTCGTAAGAATGTCTGCACAGGAACGGCGTCATCGTAAGATGGGGGCACGTAGGGCAAAAATTAAACTTAGAAGTAAGAAAAATCAAATCTTACGAAAAAGAAAAATATCGTTAAGAAAACGAAAGGCAATGGGTGTAAGATGAAACTTATTAAAGAAATTACCGAAACAGTCAGCTATCTTACGGAAGAAGCTGATGGTAAAAAAGTTCTTCATATTGAAGGACCATTCCTTGTTGCCGAAAAGAAAAACAAAAACGGTCGTATCTACGAATTCAATACACTACGTAAAGAAGTTCACAGATACACCGAAGATTATATCAATAAGAATCGTGCTTTTGGTGAATTAGGTCATCCTGATTCTCCAACAATCAATTTAGATCGTGTGTCTCACATGATTACTGGTCTCCGTGAAGATGGTAACCAGTGGGTTGGTAAAGCAAAGATACTTGATACACCTATGGGTAACATTGCAAGAAGCCTTATCGAAGGTGGCGCACAATTAGGTGTGTCTTCCCGTGGTATGGGTTCTCTAAAAATGGTCAACGGTGTGAACGTTGTGCAGCCCGATTTCTATCTTGCCACAGCGGCAGATATTGTAGCCGATCCTTCTGCACCTGGTGCATTTGTACAGGGAATTATGGAGGGCAAAGAATGGATGTTAGTAGATGGTAAGTGGACCGAAGTTCATCTTCAAGAAGCAATACAACAAGTTCGTAAGGCTTCACGTAAAGAAATCGAACAAGTAAGTTTACAAATTTTCGAATCCTTTCTTAAAAAATTGTAATATTATAAATATCCACATACAAAACCAAGGAGAGTTTTAAATGGTTAAAAAGTTCAATCTATCTGAAGCTGCCGCTGACATTCTAAACAAAAGCATTTCTTCAGCAAAAAAAGGGACAGAAGGTCCTTCTAAACTGCCTACATCTGTAGTTGCAGGCCAAAAAGACGTTGGTGAAATTGGTACAGAAGTTACCAAAACAACTGACTCTGGTCCAGATGCTACTAAAGGTGTTGCAACAGCCACACCTCCAGGTGCTACACCTCCAGTAGGTTCTGAACCAGCTAAGAAGTTGTCAGGCCAACCTGCTGAACAAGGTTCTGTTGAAGCACCTGAAGGCAAGCCTGGTAAACAAATGATGGACAAAAACAAAGACGCTACATTCCAATCTTATGGTGGCCAAAAGAATGAAGAAGTAGAAGAAGACGGCGAAGTCGTTTCTGAAGCAGAAGACAAAGAAGGCCACGAAGATGAAAAGAAAGACAAAGCCATGATGAAAAAAATGATGGCTAAAAAAGGTCTAAAAGAAGACATTGATGCATTGCTTCAAGGTGAAGACCTATCAGAAGAATTTGTTTCTAAAGCTACCACAATTTTTGAAGCTGCCGTTATGTCACGTGTAGAAGAAATTGCGGAAGAAGTAGAGTCACAACTTCACGAACAATTCGAACAAGCAGTCGAAGAACTCAAAGAAGACTTTGCCGCTAAAATCGATGACTACCTAAATTACATGGTAGAAGAATGGATGAAAGAAAATGAACTAGCAATCGAATCTGGTCTACGTGCTGAAATCGTAGAAGACTTCATTGGTGGTCTAAAGAATCTATTCGCTGAACACTACATTGACATTCCAGAAGAAAAAGTGGATGTTGTTCAAGAAATGGCCGACAAAGTTGAAGAACTAGAAGCCAAATTGAACGAAGAAATTTCTCGTTCTATTGAATTCAAAAAAGAAATCAATGAACATAAGAAAGTACAGGCTGTGCAAGCAGTTTGCGAAGGCCTAACGCAGACTCAGGTAGAAAAACTTAAGTCACTCGCAGAGAGTGTTGAGTTCACGACTGAGGAAGATTTCACAGAAAAACTTAGCACATTGAAAGAAGCATATGCTCCTTCTACTGTTAAGGCTGGTGAAAAATCTGCCCTAGAAGAAGGCGTAGAAGTACCAGAAGATAAGCCATCAAACGCATCTGCTGATCCTTTAATCAACGCCGTTGTTAATTCAATCTCAAAATCTGTGGCCAAATAAATATACCACATTTAATTTTAAAATAGGAGTTACTTAAATGTTACTATCTGAAGAACTAAAACAAAAATGGCAACCTGTTCTGGATCACCCAGAACTAGAAGCTATTAAGGATCCATACAAGAAAGCTGTTACAGCTATGGTTCTTGAGAACCAATCTCAAGCTATGGCGTCTGATCGTGCTCAAATGGGCATGATTAACGAAACTACTTCCACCGGCCCATCAATGGCTACTGGTTCTGGTATTCAAAACTTTGATCCAATCTTGATCTCTTTGGTACGCCGTGCGCTACCTAACTTGATCGCTTATGATGTTGCTGGCGTTCAGCCAATGACAGGCCCAACAGGCTTGATCTTTGCAATGCGTGCCAAGTACGGCGAAAATAACAAAGCGTCTGGTGTAGAAGCCTTCTTCAACGAAGCCAACACCAAGTTCTCTGGTATTGGCTCCGACACTAACCGTTTCGGTTTCGCAAACAACACTACTGGTGATACACTAACTAACCCAGTTGGTAACGGTTTCACTACAGCTAACACATTCACAACTGGTATCGGCATGCCTACGGCTACTGCTGAATACTTGGGTTCAGAAGCGAACACACAGTTCGGTCAAATGGCTTTCTCTATCGAGAAGGTTACTGTTACCGCTCAAAGCCGTGCATTGAAGGCTGAATACTCACTAGAACTTGCTCAAGACTTGAAGGCTATCCACGGTCTTGACGCTGAAACAGAATTGTCTAACATTCTGTCCACAGAAATTCTAGCTGAAATCAACCGTGAAGTTATCCGTACAATCTACACTGTTGCTAAAAACGGTGCTCAGTTTGGTACAACAACTGCTGGTACTTTCGACCTTGACACAGACTCTAACGGTCGTTGGTCTGTTGAACGTTTCAAAGGTTTGATTTTCCAAGTTGAACGTGACGCTAACGTTATTGCCAAAGAAACTCGTAGAGGTAAGGGCAACGTGATGATCGTATCATCTGACGTTGCTTCCGCTATGGCTATGGCTGGTGTTCTACAGTACACTCCTGCATTGTCTACAGACTTGCAAGTTGATGACACTGGTAACACATTCGCTGGTTTGCTACACGGCCGTATCAAGGTTTATATCGACCCATACTTCGGCGGTTACACATCTAACCAAGAATTGGTAACAATCGGTTATAAGGGTTCTTCTCCTTATGACGCTGGTCTATTCTACTGCCCATACGTTCCGCTACAAATGGTTCGTGCAGTTGACCAGTACACATTCCAACCAAAGATTGGTTTCAAGACTCGTTACGGCATGGTTGCAAATCCGTTTGCTGCCGGTACAGACGCTGATTTAGGTCAGTTGTACTCTAAGCGTAATACGTACTACCGTATTTTCCGTGTTGCAAACTTAATGTAATTACGGTTACGGAAAAAAGCCAACGCAGATTGGCGTTTCAAAGAGGAGCAGAAATGCTCCTCTTTTTTTGGTTCCTAAATACTAAGATCATTAAGGAGATAATATGAGTGGAGCTATCATAACTACACCAAGTACAACAAATTTATTACAACCCACAAAATATGTGGTGACATTTCCAGAAATATCACAGACCATGTATTTTTGCCAAAAAGCCAACATACCTGGTGTTTCTTTGGGTATGGCTGTACAACAAACACCAAACATAGATTTGTTTCACTCTGGTACAAAGCTAGAATACAATACGTTTGATATCACTTTTATGGTAAACGAAGACCTGTCTGCATGGACAAACATCTACAAATGGATGAGTGATTTATCTTCCGTTGATAATAGCTATGCAAGAAGAAAAGAAAGTACTAAGCAGGCTATATTTACCGTAATGTCTAATCTAAACAATCCAAAATTTAGAATCAAACTGAATGATATTTTTCCACTTTCTCTTAGTGATTTAGAATTCGATACCACTTTGTCGGCAGAAGACCACATGTATGCAACAGCAACTTTTAGGTACGATTGGTTTGACTTGGAAAAAATATCGTGATATAATGTAATTTTGCAATGGAGATTATGATGAGCAAACTTGAAGAAATTTTAAAAGAGTGGGAAAAAGATTCTGTGATTGATTCTACGGAACCAGGAAAAGAACTATTAAAAATACCCACACTACATAATAAGTATCTAAAGATTCTTGTGAACCACAGACTTGCTATGAAGCGTGTAAACTTTGATTATTCACGTATGCGTAAAGTCAAAGAAGAATACTATAACGGTTCTCTTTCACAGGAAGAACTAGAAGAATATGGTTGGGAACCTTTTCTGTTAAATGTAAAGACGAAACAGGGAATTGAGAAGTACATTGAATCTGACGCAGAACTTATTCGTTTGTTAGAAAAGAAAATGTATCACGATGAAGCAATTGCCGTGTGTGAATCTATTCTACAAGAACTTAGAAGCAGAACTTTCCAGCTAAAAGATTATATTGCATGGGAAAGATTCATCGGTGGAAACTAAACTAATCGTAACGAAAAGAAATGAGGCGTATGTTAAGGTAAATTGTGAACGTTCGACAGCACAAGAATTGTCGGAGTTTTTTACCTTCTACGTACCTGGTCATCAATTTACTCCAGCGTTTCGTAATAAAATTTGGGATGGAAAAATAAGGCTCTTTGACCTTAGAACGTTTCAGGTTTATCACGGTCTTCTTCCTTACATAGAAAACTTCTGTGAAGAACGTGAGTATACATTGGAGTATGGTGATCCAAGACCCGATTTGACTGATGATTATTCTGTGTATCATGCTGACAAGTTTATCACAGACTTGAAGTTACAGTCAAGAAATAATGATATAGAAGTTAGAGATTACCAAAAAAATGCATACGTACATGCTATGCGAAACAAACGGTGTCTTCTACTCTCACCAACATCATCGGGCAAATCCCTAATAATATACCTTGCAATACGTCAACTGCTAACATACAAATGTAAAAAGGGACTTATTATTGTTCCGACCACCTCACTTGTTGAACAGTTGTATTCCGATTTTGCGGATTATTCAACAGCAAATGGTTTCGATGTTTCAGAAAACATACACAGAATCTACCAAGGTAAAGACAAGAACACGGACTTGCCTCTCACAATATCTACATGGCAATCTTTGTATACACAACCTGAAGAATACTTTCACCAGTTTGATTTTATCATTGGTGACGAAGCACACCTATTCAAAGCACAGTCTCTTGTTTCCATAATGTCCAACTGTATCAATGCAAAATATCGTATTGGTCTTACTGGTACACTTGACGGAACTAAGACACACAAACTCGTACTTGAAGGTCTTTTTGGACCTGTTGAAAAGGTAACAACAACCAAAGAACTAATGGACAACAAACAGATTGCGGATTTTTCAATCAAATGTTTGGTGTTGAAACATGATGATGAAATTTGTAAGTTGATGAAAGGTAAAACTTATCAGGAAGAAATAGAATATTTAATTCTAAATGAGAATAGAAACAAATTCATTAAAAATCTTGCGGTATCTTTGAATGGAAATACTCTAATTCTTTACCAATATGTTGACAAACATGGTAAAATATTGTATGATATGATAACTAAAACCGAGAATATCGGCAATAGGAAGGTCTTCTTTGTTTACGGTAAAACCGACACAGAAACAAGAGAAGAAGTTAGGCGTATCACCGAGGAAGAAAATGACGCTATTATTGTGGCTAGTTATGGTACCTTTAGCACTGGAATTAATATTAGGAATCTCCATAATATTATATTCGCATCTCCATCCAAATCGAGAGTTCGAAATCTCCAATCTATTGGACGGGGTTTACGAATCGGTGACAACAAGGTTGAAGCAATTCTTTACGATATAGCGGATGACCTACGTTATAAGGGTTATATGAATTTCACACTCAAACATTTTGTAGAACGAACTAAGATATATAATGAGGAGAAATTTATCTACAAACTCTATAAGATAGGATTAAAAAATGGAAGCAATAAAAATACTACGTCTTAAATCGGGTGAAGATATTATAGCATATCTCGAACAAGTGGATAAATTGAATTTCATTGTCAGAGAACCTATGGTAGTTCTCCTTAAGAGTGATATGAAATCTGGTAAACAGATCATTATGATGGATCATTGGTTGCCTGCACCACTTATACAACACAATGAAGCATTCATTACAGAGAATGAGATTGTTACTATTTTGGAACCCACATCTGAATTCTCAGAATATTTTGAAGATGCTGTGGATACTATTCACAGAGCCAAGTCTGCGGGGAGAGAAGTGTCCGATTCGGACGAAGAAGGAATGAGTCAAGATTTGATGACTACGATGTTAGAACTGGTTGGTCCAGATATATCCGTAGTACATTAATTAACATGCAGAGGCTACATACTGGAGTGTAGACCTTTGTCAAGTGGAAGTCAAGCAATTTAAAGGTAAATATATCATGGAACAAGAAACAATACCAATGCCGGTTGCAAAACCAAAAAGGCATTACATCAACAACGCAGATTTTTGCCAAGCACTTTTGGAATACCAAGCGGCTGTAGCTGAGGCAAAAAAGACTGGAGCACCGAAACCGAAAATTCCCAATTACATTGGTGAATGCTTTATGAAGATTGCTGAAGGACTGTCACACAAACCAAACTTTATTAACTATACATATAGAGATGAGATGGTCGGTGATGGCATTGAAAACTGCCTCATGTACTTTGAAAACTTTGACGTTTCCAAATCAAGCAATCCATTTGCATACTTCACACAAATTATCTACTATGCATTCCTTCGTAGAATACAAAAAGAAAAAAAGCAATTGTATGTGAAGTACAAAGCCACAGAACAGTTTGGTATCTTCAATGAATCTGAACTGATGGGTTACGATGACACTCCAGCCAAACCTTTTGAACTATACGATAACATTTCCGACTTCATTGAAACTTTTGAAGAAACAAAGAAAAAGAAAAAGGAAATAAAAAAGAATAAGGGTATAGAGAAGTTTTTGGAGGAATGATATGAAAATCGGATTCACTTGTTCATGTTTTGATTTGTTTCATGCTGGCCATGTTCTTATGCTCGAAGAAGCAAAGCAACACTGTGATTACCTGATTGTTGGTCTTCAAACCGATCCAACAATAGACAGACCAGAAAAAAATAAACCGGTACAAACAGTTTACGAACGGTATGTACAACTCAAAGGTTGCAAGTATGTTGATGAAATTATACCGTATTCTACTGAAGAAGACCTGTTGAACCTATTGACAACAGTGAACTATGATGTTAGAATACTTGGCGAGGAGTATAGGACTAAAGCCTTTACTGGTAAACATCTGGACAAAGAGTATTATTATAATACCCGTCCACATACGTATAGTAGTACCGAATTGAGGAAACGAATTGAGAGTCGCAATAATAACTGACCAACACTTTGGTGCAAGAAATGATTCACTACACTTTTTGGATTTTTATGAAAAATTTTATGATGAAACATTTTTTCCTGCTGTTGATGCTGCCGGAATTAATACTTTGCTTATTCTTGGTGACACGTTTGACAGGCGTAAGTATGTAAACTTCTATTCGCTTCAACGTGCAAAGAAGATGTTCTTTGATAAACTTCAGGACCGTGGCATTCGTGTTCATATGTTGGTGGGTAACCACGACACATACTACAAGAATACAAACGATGTTAACTCACCGAAGTTAGTTTTGGAAGAATACGATAACATCAATATCATAAAGAATCCAGCTACAATACGAATTGATGACACCTCAATTTGCATGATGCCGTGGATTTGTGCCGAAAACTATGAGCATTCTATGTCCACATTGAAACTTACAGAAGCAACGGTCTGTATGGGTCACTTTGAGATTGAGGGCTTTCAAATGTATCGTGGTGCGCCTTCACATGAGGGTCTAGAACCAAAGATGTTTGATAAGTTCGATATGGTATTCTCTGGTCACTATCACCACAAATCTAGCCGTGGAAACATACATTATCTTGGTAATCCATATGAGTTGACCTGGCAGGACTACGATGATCCAAGAGGTTTTCACTTGTTTGATTTGAAGACTCATAAATTGGAATTTATCCAAAATCCGAATAAGATGTTCAAAAAACTTATCTATGATGATAAAGTGGATGACATTAAAACCATCACCTCCATGGATTTAACACAATTAAAGACTAGCTACGTCAAAGTTGTGGTTGTGAATAAAATCAATCCATACCTATTTGACACGTTAATTAATAGGCTTTATCAAGTTGGACCCATCGACATTACGATTGCAGAAGATTTTACCGAACAGGAAGATATTCAAAATGATGATGTGAATCAAGCAGAAGATACCACAACCATCTTAAATAAGTACGTTGATAACTTGACAACTGATTTGGAAAAAGATAGAATCAAAAATCTTTTGAGAGGTTTGTATGTTGAAGCATTGAATGAGGAATCAGAATGAGCGCACCAACAATGATGGTTAATACTGAGTTGGTGGAAAAAATGTTTTTTATTCCACGATTCATTGTTGACAATCAATTTTTCACACATAGTGAATGTGATTTTATTTCACAATATTTTGAAGTTAATCATATCACACATCGAGGTCGTGAATACTCAGACACATCAAATATACCTGAACAACGTAAAGCGAATGTTGTATTGATGACTCAACCGGATGAACAAACCGTTTGGATGTGGGAAAAGTTTAATAACATCATTGCACATTACAATGACAAAAGTTTCAATTTTGATTTGTATGGATTTAACTATTTGCAATTTGCAAAGTATGATGTTGGTGATAAACACGAATTTCATATGGATTTACCACTTGGTGGAAAAAGAGTAGATCACAATCTCATGGAAAACCTCCGTAAGTTGACAGTTGTTTTACTTTTAAATGAGCCGGGAGTTGATTTTGAGGGAGGTAATTTCCAAATCAATCACTTCTCTGAACAATTTCCTTGGGAAACAAACCTTAAGAAAGGATCAGTTTTGTTGTTCCCTTCATTTCTACTACATAAAGTGGCACCAATTATTTCGGGCAATAGACAATCTATAACAGTGTGGGCTGTAGGTCCAAAATTTAAATAATGATTATTTTTCAAAAAGTTCGCTGGAAGAATTTTCTTTCTACGGGTAACTCATTTACAGAAATCGACCTAACACGGTCTACAAACACCTTAATTGTTGGACACAACGGTGCAGGCAAGTCAACCATTTTGGATGCCCTCACCTTCGGTCTTTTTGGTAAACCTTTCCGTAAGATTAACAAACCACAGTTGATGAACACAATTAACAACTCCGATTGTGTGGTTGAAATTGAGTTTAAGATTGGTAAGAAACAATACAAAGTTGTACGGAGTATTAAACCAAATGCGTTTGAAATTTATTGTGACGCTGTACTTGTTAATCAAGATGCAAAGGCAAAAGACTACCAAGAACACCTCGAAAAGTTCATTCTTAAACTTAATTATAAATCGTTTACGCAAGTAGTGATACTTGGTTCCGCTTCTTTTGTTCCATTCATGCAGTTATCGCCTGCTGACCGTAGAGCAATTATTGAGGACTTGCTCGACATTCAGATTTTCTCCTCTATGAATGCAATCGTAAAGAATAAGATTTCAACAATTAAGGATGAACAGAAAACGGTTGATTATAATATCAAACTTGTTGATGCCAAAATTTCTTTACAAAAACAGAACATTGAAGACAATAAGAAAAACCATCTCGTTGAAATCAATAAGAAAACCCAAGAGATTACGGACAATGATACACACTTAAATAACGTTTCAAAAAACATTTTGTTAATACAAAAACACATACAGCAACTGACTTCTAAAATATCAGACAAAATTGCCGTATCTACAAGAAATACAAAACTTATAACTTTACAATCCAAGTTTGAAGATAACGTCAAAAAGTTAAACAAAGAAATTTCTTTCTATGAGAATAACGATAACTGCCCAACCTGTCAGCAGGCGATTGTTTCAGAAACCAAAGATAAACATGTGACGGAAAAACAGTCTAAGATTACAGAAATACAAACTGCAACAACTAAACTGGATGAAGAACTCAATAATGTTTGCAATCGTTTGAAAGAAATAGAAAAGATACAGAAACATATCAACGAACACAATTCTGAGGTGGTTAAGCTAAACACACAGGTAACAAGCATCAATTCTTACAATGTCAAACTGCTAAAAGAAATTGAAGAACTCCGAACACGTACTGTTTTTACTGAAAACGATGATGGTAAATTAAAACTATTGAATGAAGAATTACAAGGTTATCATATCTCAGCCGAACAACTTTCGGTTGACAAACAGTACCATGAGTTTGCCGCAACACTACTTAGAGATACTGGCATCAAAACAAAAATAATTAAACAATATTTGCCAGTTATGAACAAATTGATTAACAAGTACCTAACTTCGATGGACTTCTTTGTTAACTTCAACCTGAATGAATCATTCGAAGAAACAATTAAGTCCAGGCACCGTGATGAATTTTCATATGCATCTTTCTCAGAAGGGGAAAAGATGCGTATCGACCTTGCACTTTTGTTTACGTGGCGCCAAATTGCCAAGATGAAGAACTCAGTAAATACCAATTTGTTGGTTCTAGACGAAGTGTTCGATTCTTCTCTCGATGGAGTAGGAACAGAAGAATTCCTTAAACTTCTCAACAGCCTAGATAATAGCACGAATGTATTTGTAATCTCACATAAAGGTGACCAGCTTTTTGATAAGTTTCGGTCCGTAATTAAATTTCAAAAGACAAATAATTTCTCACAGGTGGTGAAATGAATGATGTAAAAAAAGATGTTTTAGTAATTGATACCGATTCTTGGAAAAAAGATTTACCTACAATCTCCAAAAAGATTGAAATTTTTCCTCTCGTACCTGAAACTCATCCCGAATTAAAATCCAAACTACCGGAGTTTGACTTTGCTAATCCACCAGTTAATCCGGCCGAATTTGCCAGTTCACTTGTTGAAACTTGTAAGAAATACAATGGTTTGGGTCTTTCCGCAAACCAATGTGGGTACAACTATCGTGTGTTTGTTATGGGTTCAGGTGATGAATACGTTGCATTCTTTAATCCAAAAATCATTTCTGTTTCAGAAGAAACAACCAGAATGGAAGAAGGGTGCCTTTCTTATATGGATTTATTCCTAAACATTGAACGTCCATCCGTAATTGAAGTTGAATACCAAGATTTCACCGGTGCTACCAAAACAGCAAAGTTTGCCGGAATAACTGCACGTTGCTTCCAACATGAACTTGACCACATGAACGGAATAGTGTACACTATGCATGTGAAGCCCTTGGCTATGCAAATGGCAATGAAGAAGCGTTCTAAACTTGCCGAGCAAAGACGCAAGATGCAAAAAATGATGATTAACAAGGTGAAAGAAAAATTTAATGTCAAACGATTCTGATATTGAGAACGAAAAGTGGCCCACACATGTGCAGAAACAGTGGGAAGAATGGTCCGAAAAGAATCCAAAAAGTTCATTTGAACATGTTGATACCGAAGAACTGAAAAAAGTTCTCACAGAAGATTTGACCTATGCGTCCAACATGGACGTTAAAGAATATACTTTGTTTCAGAAGTGGTGTGAAATCCAAGAAAAGTTTCCCACAAAAACAAACAACACTTTTTGGGGTGATGAGAAGGTTCTTGTTGACGAAGAACAGGGTAAGTACATCGACATTGCTAAGAGCAACATCTGGATACCAGAATCACCTGATGACTTTATGAACTTGCGTCCTGTTATGGAATTCACTGATGACTCCGGACACAAAATCACGACAGGAATTGACGGTACGACCATAAAAAGCGACAAAAAGCGCACCAAAGACCTTCCTATATTATGGAACACGACACGTACCTTTATCTCCACGATGAAGAACAACTCAAACATTGGTCGCAATCTCAACTTCATTGTCAAAGATGATGTGACTGGTAAGTACCTTGGTGTCGTTTGTATTTCTTCCGATTTCCTAGATTTGACACCACGTGATACCGCTATTGGTTGGGAACGTGAAAAGAAAACTCAAGGTGGTATGATTAATCATACTGCAATCGGTTCATCTATTGTTCCACTTCAGCCTCTCGGTTTCAATTACATGGGCGGTAAACTTCTTGCATTGCTTTGCCTCTCTGACACAGTTCAACGTTTGTGGAAAGAAAAGTACGGTGATGTTCTTGCCGGTGTTACAACCACTTCTCTATATGGAAATACTAAGTCTGGTGGTCTTTCTCAGTACGATGGCCTTGAACACTGGAATAAAATGGGTTTCTCATCTGGTTCGGTTGCTTTCGAACCCCGTAAGTCTACGCTAAACATGCTTTGGAATTGGCTGAAAGAAAACCACACAGAGAAATACTTTGAGTGGTGGGAAGCCAAGAATGATAAGGGTCTTCCTTTCAAACGTGACCACAAGAATCGTTCACTACACTTCTTGTACCCGAAACTTGGTATTCCAAAAGAGTTGACACGTACAGCGCACCAACGTGGTATCTACTTCTCACCACTCTACAATAATACCAATGAGTTTCTCCGTGGAGAAATCACGGAAGACCAACTCATTAAGTCGTTCGACACTTCCGAAGAAGCCCTTTCGGAACTCTGGAAGAACAAATATGCCAAAGGTCGTATTCGCCAACTGCAAAAGAAGAACAATGTTTCATATGAAACTCTTTTCTATGACGACCTGGTTTACATGACTTGGGAAGAAACCAAATCCAAATATTTGCCGCAAGTAGGACGGTAAATTCTCAAGTGTGCCACTAAAACACTTGACTTTTATCCTACATAATTGTATACTGTGATTTGCTCGTATGAGCAGTGTTCTTAACTTTAAAATGGAGTTTATTATGAAAAAAGTATCCGCTAAGGAAAAAATGTTGCAAACCTTGACCAAGAAGGAAGGTTACAATACATTCAGCGTAGCACAGGCTCGCTCACGCTTTGGCATCACTAACGTTGCCGCACGTATTGCTGAATTGCGTAACGAAGGCTATGCTATCTACACCAACATTAAGTCACGTGCTGATGGCTCTAAGGTTGCTATCTATCGTCTTGGAACTCCTTCCAAGTCTTTCAAAGCACAATGCCGTGCTATGGGCGTTCGTCCACAAACCGCTTAATTTTGGTTTGATACTGGAGAGTACCATTTTTTAATGGTCTCTCCTTTTTTTTATTTTTGGAGCACAAATGGAAATTCAAATTAAAACAGACGAACTTAGAAAACATAAGTTGTTTGTAGCCACACCGATGTATGGTGGGCAAAACCATGGACTCTATATGAAGGCATGTCTTGATCTACAAGGTATGTGTATTCAATATGGTATCGAAGTCAAGTTCTCATTCTTGTTCAATGAGTCTTTGATTACACGTGCAAGGAACTATTTGGTGGATGAATTCCTAAATCGTTCTGATTGTACACATATGTTGTTTATCGATTCTGATATCAACTTCAATCCACAAGATGTGATTGCATTGTTGGCACTAGATAAAGATGTTATTGGTGGTCCTTATCCTAAGAAGGCTATCAAATGGGGTAACGTCAAGAAGGCAGTTCAAATGCATCCCGACATTGAACCACATGTCCTCGAAAAAGTTACTGGTGATTATGTTTTCAACCCAGTTAAGGGTACCGCACAATTCTCTGTGTCTGAACCACTTGAAGTCATGGAAATCGGTACCGGTTTTATGATGATTAAGCGTGAAGTGTTCCCTAAATTTGCAGAACAATATCCACATCTCAAGTACAAGCCAGACCACGTTGGTCAAGCACACTTTGATGGTTCACGCTACATTCATGCATACTTTGATACCGTGATTGATCCAAAGTCGGAGCGTTATCTCTCCGAAGATTACATGTTCTGCCAATGGTGGCGTAATATGGGTGGTCAAATCTGGCTATGCCCATGGATGCGTACACAACACATTGGTACTTACCATTTTCAAGGTGACATGCCTGCCGTTGCGAACTTTGTCGGAGAAATGTAATGATCGTAGGTTTACTTGGATTTATTGGTTCAGGTAAAGGTACGGCAGGTGACATCCTTAAAGATATGGGTTTCACACCTGTATCCTTTGCAAAAGGAGTTAAGGATGTTACAGCAGAAATGTTTGGTTGGCCTCGTCATTTATTGGAAGGTGATACACAACATTCCCGTGAATGGCGAGAAAAGCCGGACGATTTCTGGTCATACGAATTCGGAAAAGAATTCACCCCCCGTTATGCTTTACAATTAATGGGTACAGAAGTTGGTCGTGATGTATTTCATAAAGATTTTTGGGTGATTAAGTTGAAAAACTACATTGACAACGCACCCGAACAAAATTTTGTTATCACTGATGTTAGATTTCAGAATGAAATTTCTTTTATCAACAAACACGGTGGCACATTAATTGAAATTAAACGTGGCATCACACCACATTGGTATGAAATTGCGGCAAAAGCAAATCGTGATGACCACAAAGCTGAAGCATTTATGATTAACCAATCTGGTGTACATGAATCGGAATGGAGATGGGTTGGTGGTGATATTGACCACACCATCGACAACGATGGAAGTCTGGAAGACTTAAAGAAAAAATTGAAGAATTGCTTGATTAGTTCCTTCGGAACTGATATAATTCGTGAACCTACTTAAGGAGTATTGTTATGAAACTTTCCACAAATACAATGAGTATTTTTAAAAACTTTGCCACGATTAATGAGGGTATCTATGTTAAGCCGGGTAATGTTATTGAAACCATCTCTAAACAAAAAAACATTCTTGCGAGAGCAGAATTGACCGACACGTTCGAATCGGAATTTGGCATTCACGACCTCAACAATTTCTTGGGCACTCTCACACTAGCACGTGATGCACAACCTGAAATTGAAGTTGAAGAAAAGAACATTGTCATCAAAGGCCTTGGTGGTCGTTCTAGCACCAAGTACCGCAAAGCGGCTAAAGAAACTATTCTTGTTCCGCCTGATAAGACTATCTCTATGGAAAATGCAGAGATTAAATTCTCACTTGATGCACAAGACCTAGAATGGATTTCTAAAGTTGCATCAGCACTTGGTTCTCCTAACATTGCTTTTGTTTCTAATGGTGAAACCTGCACAATCGAAACTTTTGATGCAAAAGATGATGCATCACATGTCAACTCAACAACACTAAATGTGGCAGGTAACGGCACAAAGTATCGTATGGTCTTTGCTACTGAAAACCTGCGTTTTGTTCATGGTGCATATGAAGTTACTATTGCTTCTAAAGGTATCGGTCATTTCAAGAACACAACTGTTCCTGTTGAATATTGGGTGACTACTGAAACTGGTTCTAAGTACGGAGAATAATTATGACTGCGGTGACTACCCTCTATGGTTCTTTTGATGAGAACCAACTAAAATCTATTCGTGATGCTCTTTCTGAAATTTCAAATGAAATGTCGGTAATTGATTCACACAAAGAAGCTATCAAAGACGTTATCGATGCACTCTATGATAACTTTAAAATTCCAAAAAAGGTTCTTCGCCGTATGGCAAAGACGCATCACAAACAATCTTTCCAAGAAGAAGTTACTGAAGATAATGAGTTTGAAGCACTTTATATTGGAATGACTGAAACAAAATGATTGAAGCAAACTCGACCATAGAAATATCCGAATCTACACTTGAAAATTCTTGGACATTCGCAAATTCTTGGACATACACAAACATTCACGTGAATGATCCATACAGTTTCACCATAGTGCCAAAATATGAAGGCTCTTATCGAATCGGCGGAAACGGTGGTCTCAGTGTTTCTTTGGAGAAAAAACCAAACTGGTTTCATAGAACAATGATGAAACTATGTTTAGGTTGGGAGTGGCATGATGGCTCTCCCTTTTAATTATTATATTATGGAGAATTTGAATGAGCGAACAAATGTTATGGGTGGAAAAGTATCGTCCTCATAAAATCGAGGACTGTATTCTTCCGGATTCTATTAAATCTACGTTTCAGGAATATGTCAACAGAAAAGAAATCCCAAATTTGTTACTTGCTGGATCCGCAGGGGTTGGCAAAACTACAATCGCAAAAGCACTATGTGAAGAAGTCGGGTGTGATTACATCGTCATCAACGGGTCGGACGAAAGCGGCATTGACACATTCCGTAACAAAATCAAAAATTATGCCTCATCAATGAGTCTTTCTGGTGGCCGCAAGGTCATCATTATCGATGAAGCAGATTACCTAAATCCCAATTCCACACAGCCTGCACTTCGTGGTGCTATGGAAGAATTCGCAATTAACTGTTCTTTCATCTTTACTTGTAACTTCAAGAATCGTATCATTGATCCACTGCACTCTCGTTGTTCTGTGGTTGAATTTAAGATTCAGAATGGTCAAAAAGCAAAGATGGCCGCACAGTTCTTCAAACGTGTGGAATGGATTCTTGAACAAGAGAACATTGTATATGATAAGCAAGTTGTTGCCTCAGTCATTACAAAACACTTTCCAGATAACCGCCGTGTTCTCAATGAACTACAGCGTTATTCTGTTGGAGGTACGATTGACAAGGGCATTCTTGCGTCTGTGTCCGACCTACAAATTTCAGATTTGATTAAAGCTGTAAAAGAGAAAGACTTTGGTCTGGCTCGAAAGTGGGTTATCAATAACATTGATTCTGATTCTGCTTCCATTTTCAGGAAGATTTATGAGTCTCTCTATGATGTTATGACACCAGATAGTATTCCTCAAGCAGTTTTACATCTTGCAAAATATCAGTATCAGTCTGCATTTGTTGCAGACCAAGAGATTAATCTGATGGCATTCTTAACAGAATTGATGGCTGATTGTTCTTTTAAGTGAGAATGATATGAGTCCATTTGATTTTGTTGAAGTAATTCTAAACAAAAGAAATAAGTTTTCTGATGAAGAATTAGATTTCAAATCATATAAACCCTTTCTTATTAATCGTTCACTCTCATATCAACTCGATTGCATTTTATATGTAAATGAGTTGAATATGAATCATCATCTACCAGAAACTTTACAATTCCAATATCTTCTAAATACAATTAGACCTATGAAACGCAAGTTTCACGCCTGGCAAAAACAGGCAGCGGTTAAGGATTTAGAGTGTGTTAAAGAATACTTTGGTTATTCCAACGAAAAGGCCAAAGAAGCATTACGTATTCTATCGGATGAACAAATCGCTTTGATAAAAGAAAAACTAGATAAAGGCGGAGTGAAGAAATAATGATTAAAATAGAAGATATGGTGGAGGTGACACTAGGTGAAAAAGACGACTTTTTAAAAGTACGTGAAACTCTTACACGCATTGGTGTTGCATCCAAAAAAGAAAAAATACTTTACCAATCTTGCCACATTCTACATAAGCAAGGTAAGTATTACATCGTGCATTTTAAAGAACTTTTTTCTTTGGATGGTAAACCAACGGATTTGACCGAGAACGATATTGCTCGGAGAAATACGGTAGCCAACCTATTAGAAGATTGGGAACTCATTAAGATTGTCAAAAAAGACCAGACTGTGGAGCCAACAGTCTCTTTATCTCAGATTAAGATTCTGTCTCACAAAGAGAAGAACGATTGGCAACTTGTACCAAAGTATAACATTGGTAGCAAAAAACCACAATCCTTGGATAAATAAAAAGAGCCCACCTTAGGGCTGTTTGATGCTACGGTAAAAGGCGTCCGGGCAATTGCACTGTCACCCGTTAGTTGACCCTGTATTAAGTAAGCAGGACTACTATGCCTTCGGGGTAGTAATTTTAATTAACTCGCTTTTAGGAGAAAACTATGACACATCTATCATTGCCATACGGCAAATCTTTGCTTCCTTCTACCGTTGGTTTCGACCGACTACTAAGCACTTTCGAGGAATTCGACAATCTTCTCGGTCAAGGTGCTAAGGTTCAAAGCTATCCACCGTACAACATTCTTAAAGAAGATGATGAGCATTACACGATTGAAATTGCCGTTTCTGGCTTCAAGCGTGATGAAATCGAAATCACTTCGGAAGGTGGAAAACTTTATGTGAATGGAGCAATCAAGACCACAAGAACCTCTGATAAGTATCTACACCGTGGTATCGGTACAAGAGATTTTTCCCATAAGTTTGTACTATCCGACACCGTTGTTGTTAAGGATGCTGATATCGTTGACGGTTTATTGGTCATCAATCTGGTAAACATCATTCCAGAAGAAAAGAAACCACGTAAAATTGAGATTGGTTGTAGCAAAAATACAACAGAAGTCTTGACAAAGTAACGTGAGTTTGTTAGAATCCTTGTAAGTAACTTGGATTCTAACATGGAAATCTTCTTATCCTCATATAGTCTTTTTGTTTTAGGTGCATTCCTAGGCGCACTATTGGGTCGGACATTTACTTTTGGAATCCTTGCCGTTTGTTTTTTGATTATGCTGATTAGATTATGAAAATGTATAACCCAATTAAAATGCGTAATAGAATTTCTCAAACAGAAGTATATTATACATATTCTCATTGGCCATCTAAAGAAATAGATGGTGTTGAATTCTTGCCGGTTGTAAAACAACCACCCTCACAATCAAACACACAAACTATTCACTATATGCGGAAAGATTCCTTGGAAAAGGTCAAAGCATAATGAATAAAAATTCGCTTGACATTGCAATGGTTTTGTGTTATAATTTGGCTGTACTTTCTGGTACCGCTTGTTTGGTTCAATTTTATGATTGGTCGCCTTGGTGGTTTTTGTTGGCGCTTGGTTGTATGTTAAGTATTAAGACGAAGAAAGATTAAAATGAAAGTTGCTCTATGTTCTGATGTTCACCTGGAATTCGGTACGATCTCCTTAGAGAACACCGAAAACGCCGAGGTGTTGATTCTTTCTGGTGACATTTGTATTGCCAAGGAAGTCTTTGCCCGTGATTCTTATAACCTCCGAGGTGAGAATGATAAGTCTAATAAAATTCATACATTCTTCCAAGAATGCTCTGCAAGATTTCCTCATGTCATTTACATTCTCGGAAACCATGAACATTATCACGGTGATTTTGCTAAGTCTCTTACAAATCTCCGTACTAACCTTGGTTATCTGGTCAATCTTCATATTCTAGAAAAAGAATTCGTTGATATCAATGGTATGATGATCTTTGGTGCTTCATTATGGACAGACATGAACAAAGAAGATCCAAATACCTTGTATGGTATTAAAGGTTACATGAATGATTATCGCATCATTGAAGATAGTAATGAGTTAGTTCATTTTAAATCTCCAGTATATGGTACCAAAGAAGATGGAAGTACAGACTACGATAACATTGTCAGTCAAGAGTTTCATACTCGCACAGGAAAATTTTCTCCAGAAAAATCTGTGAGAGAACATAAGGCTACTTTGGTTGCATTGGGAGAAGCAATCGGTTCACATTCCGACAAAAATTGGATTGTTGTTGGCCATCATGCTCCATCCAAGTTATCTACAAAGCCGCAATATGAAAATGATGTTATGGTAAACGGTGCTTACAGTTCAGACTTGTCTGAATTCATTTTGGATCATCCACAAATCAAACTGTGGACCCATGGTCACACTCACCATAATTTTGATTATATGATTGGCTCGACACGTATTGTTGCTAATCCACGTGGTTATGTCAACTACGAAGCACAAGCTGATAATTTCCAACTCCAATTTATTGAGGTTTAATATGCCATTATTTGAAATAGATGTACTAAGCACTTTTCGTAATAAGTATGTAATTGAGGCCGAAAGCCTTGAACATGCATATGACGAATTAGTGATGACTGAACACAGTCGTGAATTCGATGAAGTAACTCAAAAGTTTCTCGGTGAGCAAATCATCGAGGGGCGTGAGACTACCCGTGAAGGTGTCACCGAAATGATTAATCGTTTGAAAGATGATAAGTCTGAACTCTGTTCTCATTGGATGGACGTGGATAAACTCATTCATACGATTGATTATACTAAATAAAACTCCCGGCGTTCGTATAATGGATAATACAGGGGTCTTCTAAGCCCCGAATATGGGTTCGATTCCTGTACGCCGGACCAAAATAAGGAAAAAAATGTCTATTACTTTAAAAAATCTTGAGAGTGCATTGGCTGGTGAGTCTATGGCACATATCAAGTATCGCTATTTTGCAAAGTTGGCACGTGAAGAAGGTTTTGAGGAAGTTGCTAAACACTTTGAACACACCGCCGACCAAGAAATTAAACACGCATGGGGTCATTTAGAATTGTTGGTTGGTAAACCAACTACTAAAGAATGCTTAGAACTTGCTATCGAAGGTGAGACCTATGAGTTTACGGAAATGTATCCACAGTTTGAACGAATTGCTAAAGCTGAACAAAACATTGAAGCTGTAAAAGAATTCAACGAACAGGGTCGTGAATCTAACGAACATGCACAAGCATTCAAAGCAATTTTAGAAAAAGCTGAAAAGCGTTTCACTGCATTGAAGAAAGTTGAAGAACGCCACGCAAATGCGTATAAACAAGTATTGGAGGCACTATGAGTCCGGATCATGTATGTGTAGTATGTGGACATGTCCACGATGAGGAACTAGAAGGCGCATGGGATACTTTACCTGATGACTTTTTGTGTCCAGAATGTGGTGTTGGTAAAGACGAATACGAAACGCTATGATTGATTGCATGATTATAGGTGATTCTATCGCCGTTGGTGTTTCAATGGTTCGTAAAGAATGTGTTTCTTATTCTAAAGGTGGTTGGAATAGTTGGCAGTGGAATAAAGATTACTTGAGCCAGTCTACCACAAAACCTTATGAAACAATCATTATCAGCCTTGGTGCAAATGACCACAAAGGTGTGAAAACGGAACAAGAACTGAGAAAGATGCGTGAAGCAATTAAAGGCAAACGTGTCTTTTGGATTGATCCGGGAAAAGACCGCAAACCTATTCCGCATGAAGCAATGACAAAAATTGCAAAAGAATATGGTGATGTTGTACTTTTAAGGCCTGTTGGTAACATGAGTGCCGATGGTATTCATCCAACGGGTAAAGGTTATAAGATATTAGCGGAACAAACTAAGTGAAACAAAAATTTATTGATGCGTATATGAAAACCGCAGAGACTTTTGCGAGTCTTTCGTCTGCCGTGAGACTTCATGTTGGTGCGATTATCGTAAAAGATGACCGCATCATTTCTATTGGTTACAATGGAATGCCCTCTGGTTGGGATAATGTTTGTGAAGATAAAATTTATTGTGATGATGGAGACTGGTCTGAACAACAGTTACCAAAAACTGAAAATCTTCCATGGCTTCGTTATAAACTTGTAACAAAACCGGAGGTACTTCATGCAGAAACCAACGCCATCGCAAAACTCGCAAAAAGCACTGAGTCTGGCAACGGTGCTTCTCTCTTTGTTACTCATGCCCCTTGCCTTGATTGCGCCAAACTTGTTTATCAAAGTGGTATCAATTCTGTGTATTATCGTAATAGTTATCGTTCTGATGCGGGCCTTCGATTCTTGGAGAAAGCAGGAGTAGAAATAACTCAAGTTTAATTTCACATTATGAAATTTTCCAGTACCTAAATATTGATAGCAACTGGAGACAAAAATGAAGGTCAGAATAATTAACTGTCCGGATAAAGATTTCAAACCCTTTGTAGAAAGGGCAGTAGAGTTTTACGCTCAAAATCTAATACACTCCAAAAGACTAAGAGATAACATTTATCTGACGGTCAAGTTCAATCCAAAATTAACTGTTTGGGCTCTCGCATCAATAGAAGAATATAATGCTTCAAACAAGGCAAGAGAATTTTTAATTGAAATACATCCATGGCTCGGTGCCGCAGAAATACTAAGAACACTTGCACATGAGATGGTACACATCAAACAGTTTGCCCACGGTGAAACAAATGAAACTCTTTCCAAATGGAAAGGAATTTCAATCGATGCTGATGCTATAGATTACTATCAACATCCATGGGAATTAGAAGCATACAGTCTAGAAACTGGACTGTGGACTAAGTTTGCAGTCAAAGAAGAACTATGGAATGTGTTTGAGGGTATCAGTAATCCTGATGGTCCTATAGAAAAAATCGATATAAAATGGAAATATTTGAATGACGAAAACAGCACTTCTTCTAACCGGTAATCCACGATTTTCGGTCGACTTTGATTCACAACTCCAAAATCTAACTAAATCCGCAATCGATTTGTACATTGTACTTTGGCGAAGGCCATTTGGTTGGGATCCAAAAATCTCCAAGAATTGGTGTGATTTGAAATCTGCCGGCCAAGTCAGAGATAAACTACAAGCACATCTACCGCCTTGGTATAAAATCAAATTCATTGAGGTGCTTGATCCTTCAGCAATCGAAGATGCACCAAGAGAATACGAAGCATATAACAGCACACCAACAAATGTTTGGCAACAATACAAGTGTCTCCAATATTGTGATAAATGGCGTAGAGAACTTGATGATTATGATTTGGTGATTCGTTCACGTACAGATTTTGGTTTATCTGAGCCGATTGATTTGCAGTTGGCTCACAGATGTTTATTGGAATCACCAGGTACAATATATACACCTAACAATCAGCGTTATGGTTATGAACCAAACTTCAATGACCAATTTGCCATTGGATTACCAATCGCAATGTCTATCTATGCGGATGCAGTAGATCATTTCGATCAGATGTACAATCGAGGTATCAAATACAATCCCGAATACCTGATGCAAACACATCTTGCAAGCCATGGTATCACATGGCCACCAACTTCATTTGAAATTGTCCGTGATCCTGCACATTGGGTTCCAATCGAACATGGTAAGTGGGAAAATATTTAAAATTTTTTTAAAAAAATGGTTGCCAATAATAAAAAAAGCCTATATAATAACACTATGATTAAAATAACTTCAACCCCCTCGAAATCTTGCTTGACAGCCGAGTATCGCACACCGTTTATTGGTAGCGATAATCAGTCATGGGCGCACGGAAGGGTTAGTGGAATTAAGTAATACATAAAAGTAAACTAAAGTTTCACAACCCTCACAACGAAAGTTCTGAGGGTTTTTTGTTTGGAAGTGTTGTAATCTTACAACAACATGTATTGACAAAGATTAAGAATCATGTACAATACACACAGTTCTTTAAAAAGTTAAGTGTAATTTGATCCCGAATGGTGTAGTGGTAGCACAGCAGACTTTGACTCTGTTAGTATAAGTTCGATTCTTATTTCGGGTGCCATATAGAAACACATTGGTGATTCTCGTATGAGGATTATTATCCTATTGGGTGTAACAATGTGTTTTTATATGGTTAATTGGAAACGTGGCAGAGTCCGGTTTATTGCTACAGTCTTGAAAACTGTCGATTCAGAAATGGGTCCGTGAGTTCGAATCTCACCGTTTCCACCAATTTTAGGAGTTCTTATGAATGAAGATTTAGTTTTTCGTTTGAGAAAACGTGCCGAAATTCGTAGGCAAATTCCTACAAGGAAGTCTGTGCAAGAAAATGCACCAGATAGAATTGCCGATTTGCTTGAAGAAGCGGCAAATAGGATTGAAGAATTGGAGAGTGGGCAGGATGGTAATGCACCGGTTTGCTAAACCGCAGGCTTTAGAGATAAGGTCACTGGGTTCGACTCCCAGACTCTCCACCATGCCTCGGTAGTTTAATGGTAAAACGGCGGATTTATATCCCGTAAGCAACAGATAATTGGTTCATCTGAGTTCGATTCTCAGTCGAGGTACCAAATGAAAGGTGAGTATGTTTAAAGTGATAGGAAAAGAAGAATCATTTAAGGTTCTTACACTCGCCGAAGCAATGAATCTTGCTAAACATATGAATGAGTTTGTGACTATCAAAGGTACAGACTTTGAAGTTGTTGGTAAGTTCGGTGTTGATGAGGTGAAAGATCCGTTGTACAATGGATGGATATCTCGCAAAAAAGATTAATGTCGGTGTGACCCGAAAGGCTAGGGAGCGGATTGCAAATCCGTTACATGCAGGTTCGAATCCTGTCACCGACTCCAAATTTAGTTGTTGTTAAATTACAACAACATGGTTGACAAAGATTCTGGTTGTGCTATAATTCATCCATGAATTGAGAAATCAATCAAATGTTCTTTAAAAAGTTAAGTGTAATTTTTACTCCGTTCGTCTATCGGTTAGGACACCGGGTTTTCAACCCGATAAGACCAGTTCGATTCTGGTACGGAGTACCATATTAAAGCACACTACTGGCTGAAAATACGCAGTATGTTTTAATATGGTAATATGTGGGTGTAACTCAGAGGCAGAGTATCTGGCTTTTAACCAGAGAGTCGAGATTTCGAAATTCTCCACCCACACCAAAGGATTTTTGCCCTGGTGACGGAATGGTATACGTACTGGTCTTAGAAACCAGGTTCTGAGAGTTCGAGTCTCTCCTAGGGCACCATGTTTTAGGTTCTAAAGTGTTCATGGACGCACGTTGGCTTGTCACGCCAAAAGAAGGGGATCGTTACCCCTTAGGACCGCCAGTTTTTACCGATGTAGCTCAGAGGAAGAGCATTCGCTTGATAAGCGAAAGGCCGACATTTCGAAATTGTCCATCGGTACCAGTTTTAGGAGCCTGTTCCCTTCAGCGGACTGTAAATCCGTTGCCTTTAATTGAAGGGTGGTTGGCGGATGGTTCGATTCCTTCAGGCTCCACCAGTTGCCAACATATATAGAGTATGTTATAATAAGATTTGCGGGTAGGGTGGCCACCACACCGGTCTCATAAGCCAGGTGCATCGGCAGTTCGAATCTGTCACCCGCTACCAGTTTCGCCCTATTAGTATAATGGTATTACACCTGTTTTGTAATCAGGTTACGGCAGTTCGATTCTGTCATGGGGCACCAAGTTTTTTGCGGGGTTAGTTTAATGGTAAAACTACAGATTTCCAATCTGTTGTTGAGAGTTCGATTCTCTCACTCCGCTCCAGTTTTATGCAGTCGGATATTAACCGTGATGGGGTCCACCCATTATCTACGTGGGAATCGTAGTGACTGCTCCAGTTTTCTCGGTGTAGTGAAATGGCATCACCCGTGGTTTGGGACCATGTAGCGCAAGTTCGATTCTTGCCATCGAGACCAGTTTTTAGGATGAGTACAGCAAATAAAATTAGCTAAACTTTTTGGTTGTCTAGCGACAAAAATCATCCTGTTATTTTTATTCCGGTGAAGCAAACTAGGTGTGGGCGGAGGACTGTTAATCCTTGAAGTCAGGTTCGAATCCTGAGACCGGAGCCAGTTTTAGAGTAGGTTCAGCAAATAAAAGCATTCAACTTGTAATTGAAACCGCAAAAAACTACTCTGTTGTATATGGGGGTATGGCGTAATTGGGAACGCAGTAGCCTTGCAAGTTACAGTTCGGGGTTCGATTCCCCGTACTTCCACCATATTTCGGTGCTATGACGTAGACGGATGCGTAACGGTTTCATAAGCCGATGAGGAAGGCTCGGTACCTTCTAGCACCACCAATTCGGTCCTTAGTAAAATGAATATTACACAAGGCTACGAACCTTGAAGTGGGAGTTTGATTCTCTCAGGACCGGCCATTTTTTTATAGGAGTTAGATATGAGTGATGGTGGAAAAGGTTCAAGCCCACGACCATTCAGCATTGCAAATGACGAATACTCAAAACGTTGGGATGCAATCTTTTGTCGTGATTTGAAAGAAGAAGAAGATCAAAAAATTGAGGATGAAGCATTTGAAAGTGTCAAGTTGAAAAATTCAGAAGTGGATAAAACAACAAGATATAATGATGAAACTCAAGCAATAAAAAATATATCTCGCTAGTGTAACGGCAGCATACGGGTCTCCAAAACCCTTGGTGGGAGTTCGAATCTCTCGCGGGATGCCATTAAAGGAAATGATATGAAAAATTTTGATATCCAAAAAGTAAAAGATTTTATTATGGCTCAAGGTTCAGACACACGTGTTTACCTTGGTGCGGATTCCGAACGTATGCGTGTTAACGGCGTTTGGTATGCAGATTACGCTTTGGCTGTCGTGGTTCATATCGATGGTCGCCACGGTTGTAAAATCTTCGGATTTGTTGATCGTGAATTGGATTATGACCACAAAAAATCCAAACCTGCAATGCGTTTGATGACAGAAGTTTACAAAGTATCCGAACTGTTTCAAGAATTGCAAGATGTGTTGGAAGATCGGCATGTTGAAGTTCACCTGGACCTTAACAAGTCTGATGAACATGGTTCTTCTTGTGTTGTTCAACAAGCAATTGGTTATATCAAAGGTACATGTAACATGACACCAATGGTTAAACCAGATGCACCAGCCGCTTCTTTTTGTGCAGACCGTCTAAAGCGGATTCTTGCAGAACAAGAAATGGTTGCTTAATGTGATGCGGGTATGATGTAATGGTAGCTTATGACCTTGCCAAGGTTAATGTGAGAGTTCGATTCTCTCTACCCGCTCCAGTTTTTATGCAGTTGTTAGTTTAGTGGTAAAACCTCGGGTTGTGATTCCGATATCAAGGGTTCGATTCCCTTACTTCTGCCCAATTTTATTAAGGATATTTTATGACGTATGTTCCATTGAATAAAAATGTTATTATTGAACGAAAAACACCAGAGAAACTTTCCTCTGGTGGTATTATTCTACAGAGTTCGATTGAACCAGACCGTGCAATTGTTGTTGCAACAGGTGATGATTCTATTTCAATTGGTGAAGAACTATTGATTAATTGGAACAAAGCATATAAAATTGAAAAAGAAACCTATCGCATTCACATTGATGATGTGATTGCAGTATTTGAATAAGCCTTGTTAACTCAGCGGTAGAGTGCCTCCCTTACAAGGAGAAGGTCGGCGGTTCGATCCCGTCACAAGGTACCAAGTTTATGTATAAGATTATTCCAACACCACATTTTGAATACGATAGTATATTAGGAAAAAATTTCAATAATAACTTTGTTGAAATTATGAAAAGTTTTTATAAACCTTTCTATGAATATAATATACCTGTTGACATTTCAAAAACCGTAATGGAACAGGTAGTTTCACTTTCAATAGAAGGTGGTCGATGGGTAGGTGCTGGACATAATGTTGTTGATGTTTGTACACGAACACATGATATAGATGTTAAATGTGTAAGTTCAAATAATTTACGTGGTCTAACAACTGAAGCCAGTTATTTGCAAAACAATAAAGAAGAAAACGACCATTTTAATGAACTATTTAACTCTTGTGATTACAATGCATTGAAGAAAATGTTTGTTGATCCTTTGGATGAAAAGGTCAAAAATACAAAAAACTTACAATTGCTTTCTATTATTCGGGATAAAAATAAACAAGAAATTTATTACACATTATTGAGTGTAGTTCAGAGTGATTTATCCGAAAAAGAATTTATTGAACAAATGTTGATGGTTGGGCGCGGAGTACAAATACCTATGATTGATAAGAGAGTAGGTAAAACAGAAATTTACAAGCCAAAACGTAGATTAGAATTTCGTTTAAATTGTGATGGTATGAAGAATAAATTTTTATATTCACATAGTTATAAACAAAGTAATTCTCTTTTTGAAATATAAAATCGCCATGACACTCGGCGTATAATGTGATAAGTAGTGTGTCATATGCCAACTTAGCTGATGTGGTCATAGCGGCGGTCTGAAGAACCGTGGAAAGAGGTTCGATTCCTCTAGTTGGCACCAATATATATTTGTATGAAAAAAATATTTGTTAATGGAACATTCGACATTTTACATGTTGGTCATATTGGACTATTAAACTATGCCAAAAGTCTCGGTGACATTTTGGTTGTTGGTATTGATAGTGATAGTAGAGTCAAACAATTAAAAGGTGAATCTAGACCAATCAATAATGAAAATGAAAGACTCCTACTGTTAAGTAATTTAAAATCGGTAAATGAGGTATACATTTTCAAAAATGACCAAGAATTGATTGATTTAATTTGTGGATGTGATATAATGGTCAAAGGTTCGGATTACGAAAGTAAGCCTATAATTGGCAGTGATCTTATTCCTGTTATTTTTTATGAGTATCGAAATGAGTGGTCAACAACCAAAAAAATTCAACATATTATTAATCGGTGATGATTGTTTAGATGTATATCAATATGGGTTAGTGGATCGTTTGAGTCCAGAAGCACCTGTGCCAATTTTCAAAATACTGGAAGAAAAATGTCTTCCCGGTATGGCAGGCAACGTTTATCGCAATCTGATTAATCTCGGATGCAATGTGCAATATTTGCACAATCTTACCTCAAAGAAAATTCGCATCATTGATAAGAAAAGTGGTCAACACCTATTGAGAATCGATGATGATATGGTGTCTGAACCTATCACATTTGAAACTGCAATTCCACCATCTTATGATGCAATCGTAATCAGTGACTACAACAAAGGTACCGTTTCATATGAATTGATTGAAGAAATGATCGACACAGGAATTCCTGTTTTCGTTGATACAAAAAAAACTGATTTGTCACGTTTCAATGGTGCTATTGTTAAAATAAATTCTATTGAATATGCTAATGCAAAAAGTTTACCAATAAATTTAATTGTCACTATGGGTGCCAATGGTGTCACGTGGGACGGTAGAAAATATGATGTACCACTTATTGATGTTGTTGACGTTTGTGGTGCCGGTGATACTTTTCTCGCATCTTTCGTTTACGATTACCTCCAAACAAATAATATAGATAACAGTATCAAATTTGCAATTAAGTCTGCATCGATTACTGTACAACATACGGGAGTCTATGCTCCTACACTTGGAGAAATAAATGCGTTTGCAAGGTAAAGTCGAAAAAGGTTGGGGCTCAGAAGAAATTTGGGCATCAAATGATAAGTATTGTGGTAAGTTACTTCACTTTAATGAAGGTGCAAAATTCAGTATGCACTTCCATGCTCAAAAAGATGAAACTTGGTATGTGCTAAGTGGAGAATTTGAAGTAAATTATATTATGACACAAGATGCCAGCATTAGGAAAACTGTATTACGATCTGGTAATGTATGGAGAAATGAACCTCTCGAACCACATCAATTAATTTGTATTAAAGGTGGCACTATCATTGAGGTTAGTACGCCAGATAGTGTTGAAGATAATTATCGTGTATTACCCGGTGATTCACAAAAATGAAAATACTTGTAACTGGCCATCGTGGCTTTATTGGTTCGAATCTTTATTCTAAACTGAAAATATTGGGTTTTCAGGTTGATGGATTTGAATGGGGTGAAAAATTTCCAGGATTCAATTATGATGTAGTAATGCACATTGGTGCGATTTCCTCCACCGAAGAACGTAATGTGGAAAAAATCATGCGACAGAATTATGATTTTTCAACATGGTTATTGGAAGCCTGCAACACATACGATATAGATTTTCAGTATTCGTCTTCCGCATCTGTGTATGGACTCAATAATGAATTCAATGAAGAATCTCCTGTTGATCCAAGAACTCCATATGCATGGTCGAAGTATATGTTTGAAAGATATACACAAAGTAAAGTATGGAACATTAAAGTACAAGGATTTAGGTACTTCAATGTGTATGGAAAAGGTGAAGATCATAAAGGTGAACAGGCTAGTCCCTATCATAAATTTTCACAACAAATAAAACAATATAATACAATAAATTTATTTGAGGGTTCGGAAAATTATCTAAGAGATTTTGTTCCCGTTGAACAAGTTGTTGATACCCACATAAAATTCCTAGATGTATCGGAATCAGGCATATGGAATGTGGGTACTGGAAAACCTAAAAGTTTTCTTGCCGTGGCTGATGAATTGGCACATACTACAACTCAGTTCAAATACTTTCCGATGCCTAAACATATGTTGTCGAGTTACCAAAAATACACTTGTGCTAATATGGAAAAGATGGAACGGACAATTAAAAAATGATATAAATGCCTCGGTGACGGAATTGGTATACGTGCCAGTCTCAAACACTGGATTTTGGGGGCTCGACTCCCCCCTGAGGCACCATGTTGTTTTTAGGCAACAATGCAAAAAAAGCCTTGCCAAGTTACACTTAACGTGATATAATCTTTATATGGAGATTATATAAGTTTTTAGGATAGGTACAGCATCCCACTAATACTGGATCGTTTAGTCACTGTGGTAGAAAACTGGAGCACGGAGTCTTGACCGAGTGCGTTGAAGGTTTGACACTGAAACATACTAAGCAAGGAGAGTTTCGATTTTCTCTCTGTAATCAAAAAGTAGAAAACTATCCTGTTATTTTTGAAAGTTTTAGAGTAGGTTCAGCAAAACAAAAACTAGCTGGTTCGATTCCAGCATTATCCACCAAAACTCGAAAGAGACTCGGATGATGTGCCACGGTGGCAATCAAACTACTCTGTTGTTTTTAGGTTAAGTTCCGCAAAACAATTTATGCAACGAAAAACCGAAAGACCGGTTCGATTCCGGCTCCCTTAGGGGTCTAGTGTAATGGTAGCACAATGGTCCGCAAAAAGTTTAACCTGTTGATTGAAAAGGAGTTCATTATGTCAACATTTGTCGAAGCTGTTAAGAACCAAGAAGCCCGTACCACAAACGGTATGAAGGCTCGCAAGTCAACCGCCAATGCGGTGGTTGATTTGTTTTACAATGCGGGTGCATCCCGTGGAAAAGATATTAAGCCTGCATTTGCGGCCGCCTTGGCAGAGAACCGTGAATTGGCTCTACGAGTTGCCGCATGGCTACGTGACGCACGTGGCGGTGCTGGTGAACGCCAGTTGTTCCGTGATATCCTAGTGTATCTGGAAAACACTGATACAGAAGCCGCTAAGGCTCTGTTGGCTAAAGTGCCAGAATTGGGTCGTTGGGATGATTTGTTTGTCTTCAAGACCAAAGCACTGAAAGAAGCCGCATACACTATTCTTGGTAACGCACTCCGTGAAAAGAATGGTTTGGCGGCTAAGTGGACACCTCGCCAAGGTCCACTTGCGGCAGAAATCCGTACATTCTTCGGAATGTCACCAAAGTTCTACCGTAAGTCTTTGGTTGAAATGACCAAAGTTGTTGAAACAAACATGTGTGCAAAGGACTGGGATTCCATTAACTTCTCACATGTTCCTTCCGTAGCGGCTTCCCGTTACAAGAAGGCTTTCAACCGTAACACACCAGAATATGGTAAGTATGTTGCTGAGTTGATGAAGGATCCAAAAGATCGCACCGTTGAAGTAAAAGTCAACGCTGGCGCTGTGTATCCATATGATGTGTTGAAGGGTCGTATCAACTTCTACGGAGTGAAGTTTGACAAGACTGAATTGGACTTGATCCAAAAGCAATGGGAAGCACTACCAAACTACGTTGGCGATGGAAACATCCTACCTCTGGTAGACGTTTCTGGTTCTATGTCATGCCCAGCTGGTGGACACGGTTCAAACAGCAAGTTGTCATGTATGGAAGTTGCAGTCTCTTTGGGATTGTATCTTGCAGACAAGAATACTGGTAAGTTCAAGGATACATTCTTGACCTTCTCAACTAACCCAGAGTTGTTGCACCTGAAAGGTAACATCAACCAAAAGATTGATCGAATGGTCAAGTCTAACTGGGCTATGAGCACTGACTTGAGCAAGGCATTTGCAAAAATCCTTGCTACCGCAGTAGGTGCCGGTGTTCCACAGAATGAAATGCCAGAAATGGTATTGATTCTGTCAGATATGCAGTTCAATCAATGTGTGAACCACGATGATTCTGCTATCCAAATGATCGCACGAAAGTACGAAGCCGCAGGATACACCTTGCCAAAGGTTGTGTTCTGGAACTTGAATGCTTCATATGGCAACTCGCCAGTGAAGTTTGACAAGTCTGGTACAGCACTGGTGTCTGGTTTCTCTCCAGCCGTGGTTAAGCCACTCCTTGCTGGTGACCTAGATACTTTTACACCAGAAACTGTGATGCTTAAAACCATCATGGATGACCGTTACAAAGTGCTGTAATGGCGTGGACACCGAAAGGTGTCCATTTTGAAATACATTTGCCCAACCATGGTGGATGGGTCCTAAAACCTGTTCTAGGCGGGGGGATATTTGCAAATAGTGTGTTTCAAAATGGACATGCGGGTATGGTGGAATGGTAGACACAGCGGGCTTAAAACCCGCCGCAATTTAAAAAGCGTGAGGGTTCGAATCCCTCTTCCCGCACCAAATGCTCCGATAGCTTAATGGTAAAGCAGTGAACTCATAATTCATTGAGTCTAGGTTCAATTCCTAGTCGGAGCACCAATTACTTGCTTGTTGCACGGTAAACTCCGTCCCAATCTTTAGGCAAGTCCTTTGCCTTCATTTCTTCACAACGTTCAATCCAAAGTTCGTAGTAGTGGTCCATTTCACCGAGGAATGAACCTTTTAGGTCTTGGCAGAATTTGATAGCTACATCAAACTTCTGCATCCTGTAGAGTTCCAACATCTTCTCATGTTGTTGAGTATTGACAACATACGCTGAATTCTCCATCCACCAATCGTGTCTACCTAGGACGGTGTAGACATGTATACCCTCTTTCTTTCCTTTGACGGCAATGCAATCAAGTTCTAGTGTTGCATATTCATCTTCAACCTGTTTATTGGTATTCGCACCAATAACAATCTTCACACCATAAGGTTTACTCTGACCTTCTAGTCTTGCGGCAAGATTGACGCCATCACCGAGACAAGTATAATCAAAACGCATATTGCTCCCCATATTTCCAACCACGACAGTATCAGTATTGATACCAAGACCCATGCCAAATGGAGGAACACCTTCAGCCGTAACTTCTTTATTGAACGCATCTAGACTACCCATCATTTCCAGTCCAGTTTTGACCGCCAGCTTTGCATGATTTGGTTCATCCAAAGGTGCATTCCAAAATGCCATCTGTGCATCTCCGATGTACTTATCCAAAGTTCCATTATTTTCAAGTATCTTTGCTGTCATTGCTGTCATGTATCGGTTCATAATTTTGGTCAAACCTTGTACATCTTTACCATAGTGTTCAGAGATTGAAGTGAAGCCACGAACGTCAGTGAACATGATCGATAGTTCACGTGATTCACCACCAAGTTGTAGTAGTTCTGGATTTTTTTGAAGTTTTTCAACCAAAGCTGGTGAAAGATATGTTCCAAATTGTTTCTTGATTTGCATTTTCTGCAAAAACTCGGAGACAAACTTAACACCATATGCATGTAGACCAACAAGAATGATTGCAGTTACGAATGCTGTAATGTCAAAGAGCCAAGCATTCTGTGCATACACATACTGCGAACCAAAAATGGCACCAAGTGTGAGTACAAGTATTGATGCAAGACCAACATAAGTCCATCGTGTGAGTATGAGTAAGAGTATACCAGCGCCAGCAATTGCTAAGATTTCAGCACCATCAGCCCAATCTGGACGATTGATGTTTGTACCAGCAATAGCCGTGTCTAGTACAGAGGCTTGCAGGTAGTGCGGATAAACTTCTCCTCTACCAGTTGCAACGGGATTGTTGAGTCCCCTTGCGGTAAGACCGACAATAACGATTCCACCTTTGAAGTCCTCTGGCAACTTAGCAAGGGAGTGTTCGGTTGGTCTTGAAGACCAATCCACCCAGATTCTACCGAGGTTATCTGTTGGAATTTTTCCAAACTGTGGAATTCGGACAGCTTCAATTGCTCCATCGACAACCTTAACCTGGAAAGAGGGGTCACCTGATGCAACTCTGAGGGTTTCGAGGGAGATGCTTGGGTAGAGTTTTGCGTCTGCACTAACGACCATTGGAACTCTGCGGACCACACCATCGATTTCGGGAATAGTATTAACAATACCAATACCAGAGGCATTTTCATTTACGGACCTCACATTCGGTTGTACATTTTTATAATGAATTCCTGGATCACCTTCACCTATGACTGAAACACCAGGACGAAAAGCAATAGATTTTGGAACATCCTCATTAGTTGCTGTATGTGGAAATACTACAGGATTTTGTTTTAGTGTGAAAGCAAGTTTAGAATCTTGACCAAACCTATCACCATCAGGCATGAAGATATTAAAAACAACCAACCCAGCACCATGCCTATACAGAGTATCAATAATGGAGGCATATTCTCCACGTGGGAAAGGAAATTGTCCTTTTTGTCGAATAGTTTCGTCATCTATATTTACCACGTGGACTTGTTGGGACACAGTGGTTTCTTTTGAAGTTATTAGAGTGTCAAAATATCTGAGTCTAACGGACTCAATGAATGGTGAATCATAAAAACGAATACAAACAAAAAACAACAAGGTAATGATGGCTGTCCACGGTGACAATAATATTTTTTTCATTTTAAACCTTGTTTGATAATTGTTTTGTTTGTTGTATTATCCATATTTTTAATAAACAATGTAGTACCGTCTTGGATTAGAGTGATATCATAGCCCTGATCTTTATTTATCAGCATGGTAAAATCTTGACGTATATGACGATTGAGTTGCCAATAACTATTTCGGTCAAAGACATATAATTGTGTTAATGCATTATAACCCACCTGAAAGGCATTCATTGTAAGAGTGTCTAATGCATTTGTGAGATAATTTGTATCTAGTTCATTGATGTTTAGTTCATCATATTTTAATGCATCAACAAACACTTTAATGTCAAGTGCATTTCTATCAAGTTCGTTAAATGCAAGAGCATCAAATGTTTTTGAGTTTTCCTCAATCATCTGTTTAAGTATTTCTTTTGGTGGTTTAACAATCAACATATTATCGATTGCAGATTCACTTAAATTGAGTAGTGTCGGTTTCAATGGTTTGATTTCAGCACCTGTTGTTACCGTGGCCTGAAATGCCTGATTTAATACAACTGAACCCATTGATGTACGAACTTCAATTTCACCAACTGAACCATCAACGTTTGGTAATAATACAATCAATGATTGTCCAATTTCATCCACCGTCATAGTGAATGCCGTTCCACGAACCGCAATTGTTGCGGTCGGAGTATTGATTGCTACGTTCTTAACGTTATCTTTTGCTATACTACCGGAGGCATAACGAACAGTGCCGAGAGCAACTTTCATTGCTAATTTTCCGGCACCTTTAGATTTGGGGTCATAAACAAAATCGTCAATAACCAATTTTGAATGTTCTGTTACCCGAACCTTTGTGTCATCTTCAAAGGTTATGCCAACAACACCATTGACAGTTTGAACAATATCATTCGATTCAATGCCAGAATTTATCTTGGCTCCTAACTTTGATTTCTGTCTAACTATCTCAGCATTACCTTTTTCTTCAGTTACCTTACCGATACCACCATAGCAATTAATGCTGAACAATAGTAGTAGTAGTGCTAGAACCTGTAACATTCAGCGTAATTATGTTTGGTGTTGTGGTTCCATTTTGTGTAATGGAGACGGCATTACTATCACCAATAATATTTGCTGTAATTTTATGTCCAGCAAAAGACGGGGACCCGTGAGCACCAATCTGATTCGTTGTTACATTATTTGAGTTACCAAGAACACTAATATTGTTTTCGATATATTTACTGTTCATATTAGACAACACATTGTTCAAATTACCAGCAATCGCTAAAGTATATTGATAGTTGTTGGTTATATGTGAAGTACCCATATTGAATTCAACGGTGTTGTTGTCACCGGTCTTGTTCACATTCATGGTACCACCGTTGGTACCAAAGTTACCCTGATTCAATTTAAATATGTTACCGGAACCCGTCTGTGTGATGGCCGCTGTAGAATCACCACCAATAAAATTACCAATAATGGAGTTGTTCATACCATCTTGGTTAATTGTTAATTGCATTGAGTTACCATCGATAACAAATGCTGGTGTGATTAGATTGGTTCTGTCACCAACTTGGTTTCCAGAACCAGTTTGTGTTATACTAATTGATGTATTATCTGAGTTAGTTTGGTCAATATACACTGAGTTGCCACCACTATTTGTCGCAAATGCGCTGGCAACGAATAACAAAGACATGATACTAGAGAGTATCGTCTTTTTCATTTTTATTCCTCTTCTGTTTTTAATTGTTTAAATTTCCACAATCCTTTTCGCTCACCCTGATATACTAATTCCTCAACTGCCAAATCGATAGCCGCTTTCACTGCATAAATTCCTGGCTCAGTTGATGTGCTTCCAATCTCATTTTCAAATGCTTTTGTTCCTGAATCGAAAAACTTAAATGTAGAGATTGATGTTGCAACACTCAGAATAGTTTTTTGTGTATTCACCGTAAGTATTACTTCACCAGTTTGTACGTTCACTGCCCGTAGAGAAACGGTAACCATATCTTCTTGATATTGTGTACTCGGTCCAATGCCTAAGTACCTCCATCCAAAACCACCTGTACGCTTATTAGTATCATAAGAAACTATAGCACCTTCAATAATCATTCCTGCAAAAAGTATAGGCCTAAGATTAGTAGAGTCTTTCATTTCATCTCTTGCTGAACGTATTAATTGCCGCTCTTTCAAAAGATTGTCCAATCCAACTCTTTCAACAATTCTAAACCACTGTCCATCTCCAACATCTGCTAGTGCTTTTAATAATAATGATTCTGCACCCTGTGTAACAGCAGATGATAATTTTGCAATAGTTGCAGAATCTTTTCTTTGACCCGTTTTATCCATAAACTGATAAACGGCAACAACGATTGGTTGTCCACTTTCTGGTTCAGGAAAAGGTATTTTAAATTTTGTAGGCGCAACTTTTTCAGCTTCCAGTGCTTGATCTGGAAACATTACAGGAACAGCGGCGCAGCCTGTTAAAAAAGCCGACAATAGAATAGTGTATATTAAGCGTTGCATTAGAATTTAAACTGTGCTACTGGGATGATAACTTGTGTGACTGTACCATCTTGACCTGTCACAGTTAAATTAATTTCATCACCTGTTTTCGAATACTTAATTGTGTTACCTGAAATAACAACAGTTCCAGATTCTTTTGGATTTTCACCAAAAAGATTGTTCACCAACTGTGAAGATAATTGTGCATACACACGTGATTCAAAGTTGTTTAAAAACTTCACCAAGTTCGTATTGTTTGCCGCAGTTGCCGCATCTTTAATTGCTTGGAGTTTTGCAGATTCTATTGCATCTTTTCGTACACGTTCCGTATTTTCTATAGTCTGCACGTGTGACGAATATCCAATACCTGAAAATGCCGGCGATTTGAATGAAAATGCCAATTCAGCTTTGCTTGTTGTCGTCATCATGGCGATAACTGCCATCAGTGACATTTTTATTAATTTCTTCATCTTTTTTATTGACCTCTCTCATCATTAGAACAATATTAATTTTTTGGTTTAGTCTAATCAAATCATTGTCTAACATTCTAACACGGTCAATCAAAGCAATTAAAACCGAACTTGCCTCACCTAACACAGGTTTAATTTCTTTGGTTACCCATGTCCAAACATAGAATATGAAATACCCCATACCAGCGGCAGAGATAATAGGAAATCCATATTTGCTAATTAGCTCCGAAAGGTTATCCATTTTTTAAATTTATACCAATAAAATTTTATTCTATAGGTGAAAGATTTCATCCTTTCAACCTTTTCTAATTCAGACAGTCTCAGATTTTCTATTATCTGTTTTTGATTCTCTGTTAACATCTGGAACTTTCCTAAAAATTATTCTTCCATCAAAACTTACATGAACGTCAAAACGGTCACCAGTTTTAACTTGGAGACTTTTGGCTGAAAGTTCTTTATCCATAAGAATCGATCCATCAGGCATCAAATCAAATACGTAATCTACAAATAACATTAGTCTCTCCTTGCATCATTTTTACCGTCTGCTCTGGCAATACGGTCAACATCTGGTTTGACACCTAGTGCGTTTGACATTAGTGTGTCGATTCTGATAACATCATGGTTCATTGTTTTAACCCGGTTATCAAGAGCAGTAATTATACCACTAAGTGACTTGACAGAACCTGTGACACCTGCTAAAATGAATTTCAGTGTAAGAAAAACAAAATAACCAGCCGCTATGGCTGCCGCTATTGGAAAACCAACATCGGCCACCAACTTAAAAAAGTCCATAATGTACCCCTTTTATTTGGTATTTAGCTATCCGAACAACTATATAACTATTTAAGGTTTAGAATGACGCCTTCATTGATGATTTTCGATAACTTTTATGGTAACCCAGAACAAGTTAGAGACTATGCCTTGTCTTTACCCTATACCATTTCCGGTAATTATCCAGGAGTAAGGACAGATATAATGCGTGGAGAACACAACACCAACGCCAAAAAGCTGTTTGAGGACATACTAAGAAAAAAAATTACTTGGTGGCCAGAACAATACAATACAGCATTCCAGTACACAACCGCCAAAGATAGCACGTGGATACACCATGATCCTACGAATTGGGCGGCGGTACTTTATCTGACACCGGATGCACCATTAGATTCTGGAACAGCAATCTACCGAAATAAAGAGTCTAAAATTTCGATGTACAATCCAGGGATACCATCAACTGATTACAACAACAATACAGAAGAAATAACAGATTTGGATAGATGGGAACCAATCGTTCAGGTGTCCAACATCTTCAATAGATTGGTAATGTATCGAGGTGAATATTACCACAGAAGTATGTTGCCAGGGTTTGGTGATTCAGTGTATAATGGACGATTGTTCCAAACATTCTTTTTCAACGCAGAGGTATAATTATGAATATTCAAGGTATTAAATTGGTAACGGGTGAAGAAGTCATCGCTGATGTTTCTGTAAATCAGCAAGGTCAATTGCAACTTAAAAATCCAGTACAGTTGCGTATGGTTCCACCAAAAGTTGCCGGAGCTTCACCTCAGATGGGTTTTGTTCCTTTCCCAGCTTTCTCTCAACAAAAACAAGGTGAAATTATTCTTGTGGAACCACTACATGTTGTATACAATTACACACCAGCATCGGACATTTCTGACAACTACAATCAGATGTTTGGCTCCGGTATCATTACCCCTCCAACTCAAATCATCACCGGTTAATGGCTCTTTTTTACACAAACGTACAATCTGTTGGTAGCAACATTCTTTACCGTGGTGTCACTGACGGTAAAAGAACGAAACTAAAGATTCCATACCAGCCAACACTATACGAAAAGTCAAGCAAGGTTACAAATTACACATCACTAGATGGTGTGTATCTCCAACCACATAAATTCGGAACGATGCGTGAAGCACGTGACTATCTACGTCAGTTCGAAGGTGTATCCGGTAAAACAATTTATGGTCAGAATCGTTTTGAATATGCATTCATCGGCGAACAGCACAAAGAAATGATTGATTGGGACTTTGATAAAGTTTCTATTGCAATTATCGATATTGAGGTCGGTTCAGAGAACGGCTTCCCTGATCCTTATCTTGCCAATGAACCTGTTACTGCTATTGCCCTCCGTTTTATCGGTGGGCATATGTTCGTTTTCGGCTGTGGTGATTATGAGGTCAAGGGTACAGAACGTTACATGAAGTGCAAAGACGAATATCACTTACTCAAGTTCTTCCTTAAACTTTGGCAAGAGAAATGTCCTGATGCACTCACTGGCTGGAACACCAAGTTCTTTGACGTACCATATCTTGTAAATCGTATGCGTAAGGTTCTCGGTGAAGATGAGGCTAAGAAGTTGTCTCCGTGGAACATCATCTCTGAACGCCAAGCATTTGTTATGAACCGTAAAATGACGGTTTATGAACTTGTTGGTGTCGGCGACCTCGATTATCTTGAACTGTATAAATGGTATTCACCAAATGGCAAATCACAAGAATCTTATCGCCTTGACGCAATCGCACAATTTGAACTCGGTGAAGGTAAAATCTCATATGAAGAATATGAGAACCTGCACCAGCTTTATCGTTTGAACTACCAACTCTTTATTGAATACAACATCAAAGACGTTGATTTGATTCTGAAACTTGAAGATAAACTCAAGTTATTAGAACTTGCACTGACTCTGGCTTATGACACAAAAACCAACTATGACGATGTGTTTGCACAGACACGAATGTGGGATGCTCTGACATATAATCACTTGATGAATCAAAACATTGTGGTTCCTCCACGTGTTATCAAAGAAAAGAGTGAAGCGTTTGAAGGTGCTTTCGTAAAAGATCCACAAGTTGGTCTTCACAATTGGGTTGCATCGTTCGACTTGAACTCATTGTATCCACACTTGATGATGCAGTATAATATTTCACCCGAGACTCTGATTGAACCCGGAAATTACACACAAGAAATGCGTGATGTTCTTTCACAGGGTGTCACTGTTGATAAACTTCTGAAAAAAGAAGTTGATTTATCTACTCTCGAAAATGTAACAATCACTCCAAACGGTCAATTCTTCCGCACCGATATACAAGGCTTCTTGCCAAAGATGATGGAAGAAATGTATGAGGATCGTAAGAAGTTTAAGAAGATGATGATTCAAGCCAAGAAAGATTATGAGGCCGAAAAAGATGATTCCAAAAAGTATGAAATTGAAAAGCGTATCGCCAGATACAACAACCTACAACTCGCTAAGAAAGTCTCTCTCAATTCTGCTTATGGCGCTTTGGGTTCTCAGTATTTTAGATTTTACGACCTTCGGATGGCTTTGGGTGTCACTACTGCTGGCCAGTTTTCTATTCGTTGGATTGAAGGGAAGATCAATGGTTACATGAACTCTTTGTTGAAGACCAATAAAGACTATGTGATTGCGTCTGATACAGATTCGATTTATCTCCGTCTCAGTGAATTGGTTGACAAGTTTATTAAAGACACTTCTGATAAGAATAAAGTCATTTCTTTTATGGATAAAATCTGTGAAGAAAAGATTCAACCATTCATCGACAAATCATATGGTGAATTGGCAGACTATGTACACGCATATGACCAAAAGATGCAAATGAAACGTGAAGCATTGGCTGACAAAGGTATCTGGACTGCCAAGAAACGTTATATCATGCACGTGTATAACAATGAAGGTGTTCAATATACCGAACCTGACATGAAGGTCATGGGTCTGGAAATGATTAAGTCTTCCACGCCTGCGCCTGTGCGTGAGAAGATGAAAGAAGCACTTCAGATTATGATGAAGGGTACGGAATCTGACATGCACAAATTCATTGATACATTCCGAACCGAATTCAAGAAGTTAAATGTGGAAGATATTTCATTTCCACGTGGCATCAATGGTCTGAAAGAATATGGAAACAAGACTACCATATATTCGAAAGGTACACCAATCCACGTAAGAGGTGCTCTGCTATATAATAAGTACCTTGAAGAAAAAGGTCTATCAAAGAAGTATCCGTTGATTCAAGAGGGTGAAAAGATTAAATTTACTTATCTAAAAACACCAAACATATTCAAAGAAAATGTAGTATCATTTCCAGGAAGATTACCTCCTGAATTTGGTCTTCAAGATTGCATTGATTACAACATGCAATTCGACAAAACATTTCTAGAGCCAATTAAAGTCATTCTTGATTGTATGGACTGGACAACGGAACGAACAAACTCACTATTCGATTAAAGGAAAAATTATGAGCATTTTGGACAAAATTAAAAAGAACAGTTCTATTAAAGATTCAGCCATTTTGGCAAAATCCAAATTCTTTTTGGATAAGGATATGATTCCAACCTCTGTACCAATTATCAACGTTGCGTTGTCTGGTAAATTGGATGGTGGCTTAACACCAGGTCTTACAATGTGGGCGGGTCCATCAAAACATTTTAAGACAGCATTCTCACTTTTGATGGCCAAATCTTACTTGGACAAATACCCTGATGCCGCACTTCTTTTTTACGATTCTGAATTTGGTACTCCGCAGAGTTATTTTGATAGCTTTGGTATCGACACTAATCGTGTTCTTCATACACCACTCACTGACATTGAACAATTAAAGTTTGATATCATGCAACAACTCACCAATCTTGAACGTGGTGAAAGATTGATTATCGTTATCGATTCAATCGGTAACTTGGCTTCAAAGAAAGAAGTTGATGATGCACTTGAAGGTAAATCCGTTGCAGATATGTCACGTGCTAAACAAGTTAAGTCTTTGTTCCGTATGGTAACTCCACACTTGTCACTCAAAGATATTCCGATGGTTGTGGTGAATCACACATACAAAGAAATTGGTATGTTCCCGAAAGATATTGTTGGTGGTGGTACGGGTTCTTATTATTCTGCTGACAATATTTTCATCATTGGTCGCCAGCAAGAAAAAGAAGGAACTGAAATCGTTGGTTACAATTTTATTATTAACGTAGAAAAGAGTAGATATGTTAAAGAAAAATCTAAAATCCCTGTTTCTGTATCTTTTGACGGTGGCATTAGCCGTTGGTCAGGCTTACTTGATATTGCGCTGGAATCCGGACATGTCATCAAACCCTCAAATGGGTGGTATAGCAAAGTGGATGTGGCCACCGGCGAAGTAGAAGAAAAGAAGTATCGTATTAAAGATACAGACACTAAAGACTTCTGGATGTCAATTTTGAAAGATGCAACATTTAGGAAATTCATCGAAGACAAATACCGTGTTGCGGCGGGAGAAATCATTCAAAAGGAAATTGAGGTAGAAGATGAACCAGTATAAAGAAGGTGTTGATTTTAACTATGTGATTCCTGAATCGGAAGAAACTACAGTTGGTGTCAAACTACTCTCTGGAAAATACATTGATACCGTTTATCAATATGGTAAAGTGAAGTTTGAGGAGGAGAAAGATGGTGCCATCTATCTGCAATTCGTGTATAATGTATTAGAGTCTCCGATGCAAAAGGAAGAACTCGAAAAGGACATGAATTTCAAGAATCACATTGGTGATGTTCTGGTTAGTATCATGTCACAGAATATAGATAAAGGAATTATTGATGAAGTTGGAACAGACTATTCTGAGGAATCTGATACAAAATGAAGACTATTTGAGGAAGGCTTTACCCTTCCTCAAAGATGAATATTTCACAGATAGAAGTGAAAAGGTAATTTATGATGAAATCTTATCATTTACAAATGCTTACAATAGTACACCATCAGTTGAAGCGATTACATTGGCCATCAAAGAGAGGCGTAATCTCACAAATGAAGAAGTGGAGAAGTGCGAAACTTATCTACAAGAAATTGAACAATCTTCAAAGACGGAACAAAAAACTGATAACAATTGGCTCATCGACAAAACTGAAAAGTTCTGCCAGGAAAAAGCCATTTATAATGCAGTCTTAAATTCTATTTCTATTCTTGATGGCAAAGATAAGACCAATGACAAAGGTGCAATTCCTAAAATTCTATCCGATGCACTTGCAGTAAGTTTCGATAACTCGGTTGGTCACGATTATTTAGAAGATTCCGATGGTCGTTATGAATTCTACCACAGAACAGAAGAAAGAATTCCGTTCGACCTTGACTACTTCAACAAAATCACGAAGGGTGGTTTACCTAAGAAAACCCTTAATATTGCCTTGGCTGGCACTGGTGTCGGTAAGTCCCTTTTTATGTGTCATGTCGCCGCTGGTGCTATGTCACAAGGTAAAAATGTACTATACATCACCATGGAAATGGCTGAGGAAAAAATTGCAGAACGTATAGATGCAAATTTATTGAATGTGTCTATTGATGATTTGATGCAACTTCCTAAAGACCTGTATGATAAAAAGGTCAAGCGTGTCAAAGAGATGACTACAGGTAAATTAATTATTAAAGAATATCCAACAGCATCTGCATCTGCTGTACATTTTAGAACGTTGTTAAATGAACTTAACCTTAAAAAATCTTTTGTACCTGATATTATCTTCATTGATTATCTTAATATTTGTTGTTCATCAAGGATTAAGGCAGGTGCAAACATCAACTCCTACACTTA